CGTAACCAACCATAGCAGAAGGGACAGCCAAGCCACATGAGCATCTCAACGCAGCCACCTCTGGCACCAGACCTGGACTGGCCGCACCAGGACCCGTCGCAGCATCCGTTCGACGACGGCGACACGGCCGGCCGCCACGAGCGCACCCACCGCCAGTCCAGCGAGGACACCGTCACCGGCCTTGACGGCTGGAAGAGGTTCCGGGCCGCGAACTTCCGGTCGGCAGCCGAGTCCTGGACCGGGCAGGCCGCATGGCTGCGGGTCAATGGCGGGTCGGCGCAAGAGGTGGCTGCGGCTGACTTTCACGCCCAGCGGTTCGCGCGCCAGGCCGAGGTGTACGGGCGGAAGGCGTCATGACCGACGTCAGGGCCGCCGCGCTGGCCATGCCGACAACCGCCGAGTGGGCTGCGGTCACCAAAGCCGTGGACGCCCTGCGCGCCGACCTCGGCCGGATGCGCAAGGACTACCGCGAGCTCGAAAAGCGGGTGGCGTTAGTGGAGCGCGAGCAGGACAGCGCCGAGGAGCCGACGCCATGACCACGCCAAACGTGACCTCACCCAACGTCCGCATCCTCGTCCCGGAGGTTCCCTTGCCGGCCGACGCGCCGAAGTCCCAGACCCCGCTCGCCGAGGCAGCACTGGCCGAGCTGCTGCAAGGCGGACGGCTGGGCATCCGCGACATGCTCCGCCCGGTCAACGGCGAGCAGGCCGAGTGGCCGTACCTGGACGTGCTACGCGCAGGGCTGGCGGCCATCGATGCCGATCACGCAGACGCGGAGAAGGCGGCAAAGGCCGAGGCGGCGGGAGCGTTCACCGAAGCCGGCGAGCGGGAGAAGGAGCATCGCGAGACCCCGTGGTGGGACAAGACGCCGATGACGCCAAGCCCGGAAGCCCACCCCTACCCGGTGCCCGCTCCTGTCGCTGCGCCCGAACCTGAGCCAGCAGCAGACGAACCGGCTCCCGTGACGGACGCAACTGCCGTGCTCAAGGACATCGCCGCCGTGCAGGAAGCAGCGAAGGAGCCAGACGACGCCACGACGGTCATCGCGCTGGACAAGGCCGAGACCGAGGCCATGCCGACGGTACCGGCTGAGGACGCAGGTGAGCAGGCATGAAGCTCCGGTGCGGGCGCAAGCAGCCCCAGAACCTCTACGTCCAGCAGGGCGACGAGGCCACCGACGAGGACCAGTACATCGGCGTCCTGTTCGACCCGGCACGTGCCGCAGTCCTCATCGACATCGTGAACGGCGAGCGCCCCCCGCTGCCGCAGGACACCGAGATCGAGAAGGCGTCCGGCAGCCTGCGCGCAATCCGCGGGCAGGCCCACCGCTACCTAGTGGCCCGCTACGGCGAGGACTACGTCTACGCCGTGCCGGAGACGTTCGAGAACACCCTGGAGCGGTGGATCTGGGCCGTAGCCGGTGATGCACCGTCCCTCGCTGAGAAGTGCATGAAGGCGATCGAGGAGCACGTTGGCGGTGAGGGCAATGGCTGACGCACTCATCCTCGTCGGCGCCATCTCCGCCGCTGCCACGGTCCTTCTCGGCGGCATCGGCATCGGCTGGGAAGGCCACCGGCTGCTCAGCACGAACCGCTGCGGCTGCGGGCACACCTGGGGCTTCGCTGACTCCTTCGGCCGCTGCACTGGCAAGACCCGCATGCGCACCTACAGCTACGGCAGGCGCCTGGGCTGGAAGTGGGAGAACTGCGGCTGCCGCAAGCACGTGGCGCCAGGGATGAGCGCTCCTGACCTGTCCGGAAGCGAGCGGGCATTCGTGGAGGTGACTCAGCCGTGAGCATCGCCACGTTGCCGAAGCCGCGCGTCGTCGAGATTCCGCGCCGCTCACCGATGAGCCGGGGGCTGCTGCTGGCATGGCTGGCCGAGCGGGAGATCGAGACGCCCGAGCTGGTTCCGCCAGCGATCGTGTCCGACACCCTCGCCGGGAACGCCGCCGAGTCGCTGACAGGGGAAGCGCTCGGGCAGGCATGGCAGCGCTACCTCGACTGCATCCGCGAGAAGCGGGACGCGAAGGACAGGCCCGTCACCTGGGCTGACCTTCCCAAAGGCATGACCGGGCTGGGGATGGCCCGGAGCAACGCACAGGCCGCGCTGCACTTCCTGATTCACGGAACACACAACAACGGGGGCGATTGACATGGGGCTAAATGCAAAGCAGATAGAGCAGCTATTGCGGCCGGTGAACCCGAAGCGAGTCCAGAAGGACAACAGCGGGATGTCGCACCTGGCCGGCTACGACGTGTCCGCGCACCTGACGCGGATCTTCGGGTTCGGCGGGTGGGAGAAGCGCATCACGTCGCTGGAGCTCGTCAGCGAGCAGGGCAACGAGAAGAACGGGCGCACCGGCTGGTGGGTCACCTACGGCTGCCAGATGACCCTGATAGTCAAGGACCCGGCCGGGAACGTGATCTGGTCCAACGATGACGGCGCGACCGGCTCCGCGAGCAACCTGCCGAGCAAAGGCGACGCGCACGACTTCGCGATGAAGAACGCGATCACCTATGCGCTGAAGCGCTGCGCGAAGGATCTCGGCGACCAGTTCGGGCTGTCGCTCTACAACAAAGGCAGCCTTCAGCCGCTGATCGTCCGCACCCTCGACGTGGAGAGCAAGGACGACGCCGACGTTGAGAACGAGATTCCCGGCGAGCTTCACCCCGACACCGATGATGCGGGGGTATCCGAGACTCCGGCCGGGAAGCCTGCCGACCGGCCGGCCCGCCAGCAGGGCGCCGACCCTGCACCTGAGGCTGACGAGTCGGTCATCGCCGACTGGGGCACCAAGATCGACGGCATCACTTCCCGCGAGGACGCCGCCCTCGCCGACAAGGAGCTACGGGAGGTCTTCAAGAACGGCCGGATGGACGCGACGACCGCGAACGCCATCCGGACCGCCATCAAGGGGAAGGTGGCCAGCCTCGGCGACCGCGAGATGGCGGGTGCATCGCGGTGAGCTTCCTTGAGGAGGTGATCGGGCGAGTCCGCGAATACGACGCGGCGCGCCCGCGCTCCCTGCAAGCCAAGGTCGGCTGGTCGGAGGTGGGCGGCTGCCGCTCGCACCTCGCCTACCGGCTGGCGGGCACCGAAGCGACCGACGCCCCCGACTCGTGGGGCGCTGTCCGCGGTACGGCCATCCACGCCCTGCTGGAGGAGGTCATCACCGGGCCGGGCATCCTGACCGAGGTCGACACCGAGTACCGGGGCATCCCCGGTCACGCCGACGTGGTCCTGACCGACGCCAAAGCGGTCTGGGACTGGAAGACGAGCCGACTCGCCAGCATCCGGCTGTGGAAGTCCAGCCCGGCCGTGCTGCGGCAGAAGCGGATCCAGGTCCACGGCTACGCCGCCGGCCTGGTGGACACCGGGACGCTCCCCGAAGACTGCACGGTCGGCCTGGTGGCGATCCCGGTCGACGGCACGTTCGCCGACTGGTGGGCGCACGAGGAGCCGTTCGACCGCTCGCTCGCCGACGAGGGCGCCGACCGCCTCGAGTGGGTCCGCGACCGGATGGCGGCCGGTGACGCGCTGCCGAAGGACATGCCGCTGTCGTTCTGCACCTCGTGGTGCGAGTTCGCCAGCCTGTGCCGGGGCGCCGAGGAGCAGGACGCAGCCGAGGCCATCACCGACCCCGAGCTCGTGTCCGCGATCGGCGCCTACGGGAACCTGGCGCAGCGCATCAGCGGCCTCTACAAGGAGAAGGACAGCCTCGCCGACATGATCCGCGGCCTCCGCGGCGTGGCGGGGGACTGGCGCATCAGCCTGAGCAGGCCCGGCGACCCGAAGACCGTCATCGACGAGGAGTGGGTACGCGCCGAGTACGCATCGCGCGGCGAGGACGTCCCCGAGGTCAGCGTTCCCGGTGCCGCGCCTCGGCTGAACGTGACGCGCGTGCGGAAGGCGGCTGCGAAATGACCGCCGAGACCCTGACCCCGGTTGAGGTCGAATCGAAGTTGCGAGCCCTGGTGAACGACCTCGGCCGCGCCCGGATCACGCTCGCGCAGGCCCGCAACCTTGAGGTCGACGCCAAGCACGCCTGGGAGCGGGCACGTCGCCGCGCCATCCTCGGCGAGCAGTCCCCGAAGGTCACCAGGGGCGGCTACACAACGGCCGACCGGGACGCCTGGGTTGATGACCAGGTCAGCGACCTGCGGTTCGACTACGACAAGTCCACCGTCACCAGGGAAGCCGCGCAGGATCACCTGCGGGTCCTGATGGCGCAGGCCGAGGTGGTCCGCTCCCTCGGCGCTTCCGTAAGGCAAGCGTTTGACCTCGCCGGGCGGGCCGACTGATGCGGCGCACCGAACTCAAGGCCCGCACCTCACTGCGCCGCAAGCCTCCGCTCCGGACACGTGCCGCAGGCATGTTCGGCCCCGGGACGTCACTCAAGCGTTCCCCGCCAAGGCACGCCAAGCGCAAGGACACCGGGTTCAGCGCCGCCGTCAAGCTCGCCGTCAGGACCCGCGCAGGGGATGGCGACCCGGACGAGGCGCGCTGTGAGGCAACCGGCGTCTGGCTCGGCCGCTACGGCGGGGAGATCCAGCACCGGGTAGCGCGGCTGTCCGGGGGGCGTGGCCCCAAGGCGCCCTGGTGGTTCCACACAGCCGCCAATGCCGCGGTGCTGTCCAAGGACGCGCACCGCCGCGCCGAGGCCGGGGACCGCCATCTCATCGCCGCGGGGTTCGCCCTGGACAGCACCGCGGACGCCACGGCCGAGCCCATCATGCTGGCCGACGCGAACGACGGCGGGGGCGTCACGGTGTGGCTCACGCCGAACGGTCACTACTCGCCTGAGCCGCCGAGGGGTGCCCCCGTGATCATCAAGGTCAGGCGCGGCTCGGTCACCACGACCGCCGTCAAGACGCGGGCCTGCATCGCCTGCGGTACCCGGCTGCGGCAGGAGCGCCCGTTCTGGCTGCCCTGCCTCGGCCGGCCTGACGAGACGCTGGCCGAGCTGCGGACGCTCGTGCGGATCTGGCTGGAGCGGCCGGAGCAGTGCAGGCGCTGCCCTGAGCCGCGGCCTGTGAGGGCGCCGTGAAGCCGCCATTCACGTACTTCGGCGGCAAGACCGCAATGGCCGAGCAGATAGCCGGACTCCTGCCGCCGCATGAGCACTACGTGGAGCCGTTCGCGGGAAGCCTCGCGGTGCTGCTGGCCAAGCCGCTCTCGCCGATGGAGACGGTCAATGACCTCGACGGCCACCTGATGACCTTCTGGCGCGTGCTGCGCGAGCGCCCGGGCGACCTGGAGCGCGTGTGTGCGCTGACGCCGCACAGTCGCGCCGAGTACTGGGCGTGCTATGAGCCAGCCGAGGACGAACTTGAGATTGCGCGCCGCATATGGGTGAACCTCACCCAAGGGCGCGGCGGGCAGATGCGGCGCACCGGCTGGCGCTTCTACCAGAACGGACGCTCCGGCGGCGCGTCGATGCCCGAGTACCTGGCCGCATACTGCGGCCGAATCGCCCCGGCCGCCGCCCGGCTGTCACACGTCACTCTCGAATGCAAGCCTGCACTGGAACTCATCGGCGCGTATGGCACTTACCCCGGGACGCTGATCTACGCAGACCCGCCGTACCTCGGCACGCTGCGGAACCGGACCAAGACCGGGCGCAGCCGCGGGCCTGCCTACACCTGCGACCTGCGCTCCGACGACGAGCACGGCGAACTGCTGGAGGCGCTGCTCGACTGCCGCGCCGCGGTGGTGCTGTCCGGCTACGCCTCGCCGCTCTACGACGACCTGCTCTGCACATGGTCGCGCCGCGAGTTCGCCACGCAGACCGGCAACGGCGGCAGCGACCGGGAGCGCACCGAGGTCATCTGGTCCAACCGGCCGTTCCCGTTCGAGCAGCCCGACCTGTTCGAGGTGACCGCATGACCACCGCCTACATCGTCCTGGCTGCCATCCTCGCCGTCTGCAGCGCGGCGATGGTCTGGGGACTCTGGGAGATCGAGGTGTACCTCGTGCGCGCCGCTGGGCGCCTCCTGTGGCGCTTCTGCTGCCACATGCTGACCGAGTCCGAGCGCGAGCCCATGACGGCTCCGGAACTGCTGCGCCACCCGGCGGTGAAAGGCGCGATGGCCGGCACTGTGCCCGCCGACGGCCAGCCTCTCAGCGCCGAAGAGGAGCGGATCCTCGGCCGCATCGAGATGGACGCGCTCATCGGCATTCCCGAGCCGACAGACGGGAGCGACCGGTGACCAACGGGGCGAACGCCTGGACCGAGCGCCTGCTCACCCCGCAGCAGGCCGGAAGGATTCTGCGCCTGTCCCCGATCACGCTGGCCAAGCGCGCCGACGAGGGGCGCCTTGAGTGCAGGCGCACGGCCGGCGGTCATCGCAGGTACCCCGAAAGCGCCGTGAACGCGGCTGCCGCCGAAGGGGACGGGGCGGCCGGTGATCTCGTCAGCCGCGCGCTTCGCCATCGAGCGCAGCAAACGCCGGGCCGAATACGCCCACATGCTCGTCGCCGGGGTGCTGGTGATGCTCGAGGAAGACATCGCCGACCTGGGCAAAGCCCTCGCATCCGAGGACGCGGTGCGGACCCTGTCGGCAGACAGCCGCCGGGGTGTACCTCAGCAGCGGAAAGGCGGCGGGTGATGGCCGAGGCGGCGATGTGCCTGACCGTGGATGAACTGCTCAGGGCAGCCCGCAGGCTGCGGCGCCCTCCCGCACCGCGCGTGACCATGCGTGACGACAGCCTGCCGCACCAGATCGTCATCTTCCTCGCTGAGAACGACCTTGCCGTCTCCTGCAACTGCATGCGCCGCAACGGCAGGCACGCCACGCCGTTCGCCGCACGTACCCGCTGGGAGCCACACGAGCCCATCGCACTCTGGCGGGCGCACATGCGCTCCCTGGCCTTCACCGGGGCCATCCCCGCATTCACCCAAGACCCCGCTGCTGGCCACCCTTCCCCGGCCAACGCAGCGGCGGAAAGGCCCCCCGCTGCCCCCGTGGCGGGTGCGGGCCACCGCTCCCCCCTGCCGTCCGATCGGGGGTCGGCAGGGGGGAGCCCTAAGAGCCCGGGGATGCGCGTCGGAGGGGAACCTTCGCGCATCCCTGGTTCCACATCGGGAGGACCGCGGTGAGCGCGAACCCCGTCGCCGACGCGATGAGCGAGAACGAGCTCGAGGAGAACATCCGCGCGCTCTGCGCAGACCTCGGCATCTTGCGCTTCCACGTCAAGGACAGCCGCGGTACGAACGCCGGCCTTCCTGACGACATCCTCATCGGCCCCGGTGGCGTGCTGTGGCGCGAGTGCAAGACCCAGAAGGGGCAGCTGACAAAGGCCCAGTGGGCAGCGGCGAACGCTCTCAACCTCGCTGGCCAGGACTGGAATACGTGGCGCCCGGCCGACTTGCTCTCGGGGCAGATCGCGCGGGAACTGGCAGCGCTTGCCGGGCTGGTGAGAGCGACGTGAGGCCGCTATTGCTCGATTTGTTCTCGGGCGCGGGTGGTGCGGCGCGCGGCTACCAGCTTGCCGGGTTCCACGTCACAGGCGTCGACCTCAGCCCGCAGCCGAACTACTGCGGCGATGAGTTCATCCAGGCGGATGCCACCACCTTCCCGTTGGAAGGCTTCAGCGCAGTTCACGCTTCCCCCCCATGCCAGGACCACTCCGGCCTGCGGCACCCGCTGGCAGGCTCGCACGGCACCGGCTGGATGCTCGCGGCCACCCGGGAACGGCTCCGGGCGCAGCGGGCACCATGGGTGCTCGAGAACGTGCTCGGCTCCGGCCTCGCCGAGCAGGACGACCTGCTGGGCACCCGCGGCCTGCTGCTGTGCGGTGCGATGTTCGGATTGCCGCTGTACCGGCACCGGCTGTTCGAGACCAGCTTTCCGGTAGGGGCACCGCATCACCCGCGGCATCTTGTACCGGCTAGCAAGGCGGGCCACTGGAAGCCGGGGACGGTCATCTCTGTCGCCGGCAACTGCGCGCCGATCGAACTCGCCCGTCACGCCATGGGCGACGTGGACTGGATGACACGGGACGAGCTCGCCGAGTCGATCCCGCCAGCGTTCGCCGAGTACATCGGCACCAGCCTGCTCGAGCACCTCCGGCAGCGTGCAGCGTGAGTACCCGCCGCAAGTCCATGGCCTCCCGTGCCGCAGAGATGAACCTCGCCCCAGCCAAACCACCGCTCGCTGGCTTCTGGGACGACGGGGCTGTGCTGGCTATGCCCGTGACTGACCGGGATGCAGAGCGGGCCGGGAAAGCAGAGCGCAGGCAGCAGAAAGACGCGGCGAGGGGAGTGGCCCGCTGGTCGATGCTCGCCGCCCACGGCTGTACGGGGAAGCGGTGCCGGTCACCTCAGCACGCAGCGGCACGGGAAGTGCGGAATGAGCTGCTGGACGCGCTGGGGGTCGGGCAGTGAGGTCAGGACTGCGCGGTCTTGCGCTTGGCTTCCTTCACGGCGTCGGCGGTGACCCGGCTGATAGTCGCGCGGTCGTAGAACTTGCCGATCGCGGCCTCGAGGTCGGCCAGCTTGAGGGCCGGATTCTCGCGGCGCACCTCAACCAGCAGTTCCTTGATCCGGCCCGTGTGGCGCTGGAGGGCGGCGTCAGCCCGGCGCGCTGCCTTGACTTCGGCGAGCAGTTCGTTCATCGCGTCCACCTCCCCATGATCGGTGATCTCGGGTCACGAACTCAAGTCATGACCGAGATCAGCGTACCACGAAAACCCGATGTCGTGACCCACTCGCATCATCTCGCTTGATGATGTAGGATCATGACTCGCAGTAGTAATCGCAGGCTCCGGTTGGGATAGCGGATGGCGGGGATCAGTGGCGAAACCAGAGGCGCGCGGCAGCATCCCAGGGTGCAGCGATGAGCGCTGGACGGCAATCGCTGACGGCAAGGCCGAGCCCACGCCTGCCGAAATCGCCATCCTCCTGGCAGTCAGCGCCGAGCGCGATCTCTGCGAGAAGCGGATCGATGCCGCGTGGCGTGCCGGGTTCGGCCGGGGCCGCGCATGCGGCCGGCGCGAGGGCTACATCCACGCCGACGCCGAGCGGGCTGCTGAATGGCAGACGACCCAGGCCCTGCTCATTGGCGCTACCGAGTCCGTTCTCAATCCCGATGGCATCGCGCTGCGCAACGTCCGGGGGGCCGTTGCTGCGGAACGGCGCGATGCCGCCGAGCGTGAGCGTGTGTTCGTGGCCAAGGCTTACGCCACCGCGGACAAGGACCGCAGCGACGCGCAGCGCGCCGCCGTGCGGTCCTACCCGCCGCCATCCCAGGAGTGCAAGCCTGCCCGTGGTCGTCATCTTCGGGCGGTGGCCAATGACTGAGCGCTGCAACTGCGGGCGCCCGCTGATTGACCGGCCCGGTGAGATCGGACTCACCTGCTCCCAGTGCTCCGACAAACCCGGCTTCTGCGAGTGCCCGCCGATGACGGCGCGGGTGGCGACGGCGGGGCGCGGCAGGCACCGCACGCTTCCGCCGCCCGGTCAGTTCGCCGACGACCCGCTGCCCGAAGAGCCGTGGACGCAACTCGGGTACGCCAACCGGCTCGTGGTGGTCTACGGCGAGCGCCTGCGCTACGTACGCGCGTGGAAGCAGTGGCTGGTGTGGGACGGCAAGCGGTGGGCGCACGACGAGACCGGGCAGGCCGAACGGTGGGCCAAGATGACCGCGCGCCGGATGACGGACTTCGTGCTGGCCAGCGACGACCCGGACGTGCGACGCGACTGCTACCCCATCGCCGAGAAGGGCGAGACGAACGCGGTTGTCACCAGCGTCCTGAACCTGGCCAGCACCAATGAGCGCATCGCCATCACGCACGGCGACCTGGATGCCGACCCGTTCCTGCTCAACTGCCCGAACGGGGTACTTGACCTGCGCACCGGGGATCTGAGGCCGCACAGCCCGAATGACCTGCTTACCAAGATGACGCTGGCCGCTTACGACCCCGAGGCCCCAGGTCCGGGGTTCCGCGCGTTCCTGGAACGCGTCCAGCCGGACGAGGGTATGCGCGCCTTCCTGGCCCGGCTGCTCGGCCATGCACTCGAAGGCCGCATCACCGAGCACATCCTGCCGATCTTCTGGGGAACCGGCAAGAACGGCAAGTCCACGCTCACGACCGCCGTTGTCGAGGCCCTGGGCGACTATGCGGACACCGCCGACCGTGACCTGCTGGCCGCGCGGTCGTTCGACGCCCACCCGACCGGCGTTGCCGACCTGTTCGGCCTGCGCCTGGCCAGGATTGACGAGCCCGACCATGGCCGGCGTCTCGCCGAGGGCACCGTCAAGCAGCTGACTGGCGGCGACCGCGTGAAGGCGCGGCGAATGCGCGAGGACTTCTGGTCGTTCGACCCGACCCACACGTTCCTGATGCTGACCAACCACCGACCGGTGATCACGGGTACCGATGAGGGCATCTGGCGGCGGGTTCGGCTCGTCCCGTGGCCCATCGTCATCCCAGAAGCAGAGCGTGACCGCACACTCGGCGACCGGCTCCGGCTTGAAGCGGACGCGGTTCTCGCGTGGCTGGTGGCCGGCTACCGGGACTGGGCCGCGCACGGCCTCGGCGAACCCGATGCCGTGACGCAGGCCACAGCGAACTACCGCGACGGCTCAGACCCGCTCGGCCGGTTCCTGGCCGACAAATGCATGACCCACGGGGAGATCAAGTCCTCCGACCTGTTCGCCGCCTGGCAGAAGTGGTGCGCCAGCGAGGGCGAGGAGTCCGGCACCAACAAGGCGCTTTCCGAGGAACTCGAGAACAAGGGCTTCGACAAGAAGCGGGCAGCCACGGGGATCTTCTGGAAGGGGCTGAACCTCAGTGCATGAAAACCCGCAGGTCATGAAGGGTGTGCAGGGTCTACCGGACTTTGACATCAGCCTGGGCAGTGTAGGGAGGCGAACCCTTCATACCCTGCATGACCTGCGACGATGCGGCCTGTGTAGGGTCATGAAGGGTTTCAAGGTTCCCCGCCTTATAGGCGAATCGAACTGCCCTAGACCCTTCACAACCCTTCATTACCGCAGGTCATGCACCGTGTGCAGGGTGTGCAGGGTTCGCTGTTCCATTCCAGCGCGCACACGCACACACATGCATGGGCTGTCAATCTCTAAACCCTTCACAACCCTGCATCCCTACACTGCGCCCGTCGCCTCCCTGGCAAGGGAGGGCGACTGACATGCCGCTTCACGCCCTCGTTGACGGGGTTATGACCCGGGCTGAGCGCATCGGCCCGCGCGCTGCGGAGTGCTTCGAATGTGGCGACCCGATGATTGCCAAGACCGGCGACATCATCACATGGCACTGGGCGCACCGATCAGAGAACCCGGCCTGCGGGCTCTCTGCCGAGTCCGAATGGCACCTGGCCTGGAAGGGCCGCGGCCTCCCTGGCACCCAGGAAATCCGCAGCGAGAACGGCAAGCGCCGCGCCGACGTGCTCAGCCCTACCGGGTTTGCTGTGGAGTTCCAGCGCTCGCCGCTGACGTGGAAAGAGGTCCGGGAGCGTGAGCACGACTGGGAGCACCGGCTGGTCTGGGTGCTCGACGCGACCTCAGCGCTGCGGGCCAGGAGTATCGAGCCGCGCGGCGATGCTCTCACGCGCCTGACGTGGTGGCGCTGCCCGGCGACGGCTTCAGCCTGCATCGCCAAGTTCAGCCCCGACCCCGAGGTGAGGTTCTACCCGGGCTGCCGCACATTCCTCGATCTCGGCGAAGACATCGGCCTGTTCTACGCGCAGTACCGGGAGCAGGTGTACGACCGCGGCTCCAGCGCTGAGGAGGTGTACGGCCAGCTCATCACCGGCTGGCGCGTCACCACGGAGGCGTTCGTCCGCAACGTCCTGCACGGCACCGACCCGCAGCCGCTCAGCGCCATGACCCTGCGGCCGGACCTCTGGCAGCCGGAGCCGAAGCCGCTCGGGCCGCTTCCTGAGGAGTGGGAGTGATGGCTTCTTCTCGGGCGTCTCTCGCAATTGAGCGCGGCACGCGCCGGGCCAAGACCGGCGTCACCCACCTGCTGGCCTCGCAGCCGGTGCAGCTCGGCTACATGCTCTGCGGGATCGGCGAGCCCTTGTGCGGCACCCCGGCTCCGCTGCAGCCCTGTCTCGGTGCCATGTCTTCAGCATCAGCCTCATGCCACATCTGCGCTGCGCTTGCTGAGCGTGAGCACGTCGAAATCGAAGGGACCGAAGCAGCGTGACCACCACCGGCCCCGTGCCCCTGTCCGACGCCATGGCCGAACTCATGGCCAGGTACCCAATGACGCCAGAGCGTGCCGCATCGAACGCCCGGATCCTCGGCGAGGAAGTAGCGGCCTGGGAGGCAGGCCACCCCGAGTTCAGCGACGAGGAACTGGCCGAGCCCGGAAGGGCTGGTGCCGCGTGACCTACCGCGAGCAATGCGGCACTCCCAAAGGTGCCCTGGCACACCAGCGGGCAGGCGAAGACCTGTGCGGCTTCTGCTGCCTCGCTGACCGGGTTGCCGCTGCTGTCGCAGCACAGGCGTACCCGTCACGGCTGTGGCTGCCAGTCACCCCAGAGCAGGCAGCACGCAACGCCGCGGTGCTGGACGCAGAAGTGCGGGCCTACGAGATCGGCCACGGCCAGCACCAGCACGGGCGGCCGAAACGAACGCGAGCCGCATGACCCCCGTCTCTGCTGCCGGACTCCCGGCGAGCACCTGAAAACAAGATCAGCGAGGAAGGAACGAACCGATGAGCCGCTACAGCGACTACGACGACTACGACGAAGACGATGCCAACTTCCGCTACGCAGCATGGCAGCGGAACGCGCGCCTGGCGCTCAGCGGCAAGCGGGGCCGGAAGATGCTGGCCGAACTGCGCGAGGCGCTGATGGCGCTCCCCGAGAAGCGCCTGATTCGCGACGCGCTCTGCACTGTCGGCGCGGAGAAACGCAAGGCCGCCCTTCTGGCCCAGGCCGAGCGGGACAAGGTCCGGCTGGATGAGCAGTTTGCCGCGAAGTACGGCCCGGCGGAACTGGACGCCTCGCTGGCTGAGCAGTTCGCGGAGATTGCCGCCAGCCAGGGCGAAGGGGTCTGCGGGGTCGGTGCGTGGTTGTGGTACCGCAAGGTCAAGGCCGGGGCTGACCCGGCGGAGGCGTTCGACTCGCTGCCGCTGGTCTTCGACGGCGACGGCGAGGACAGCCTGCATGGGACGGCCGGCCTCGCGAAACAGGCCGGTGCCGCCTTCACCCTGGCCTGGGAACTCGCGTACAAGAACGACGAGACGTTCGCCAGCAAGACTCCCGAGGAGCGCCACGCGGCGTTCGTCGCCTGGATTGACGAGCAACTCGCCGGACTCCCGGCAGCGAGCTAACCAAGATCAGCGAGAGGAAGCGAACGTGATCATCCAGACCAGGCAGATCGAGGTGCGCGAAGGCGCAGCCCCGATGAGCCTGCACTTTGAGGACGTTGACCCGGTGGCCGAGTGCCACGTAAAGGACTGCCGGTGGCACGGCCACGGCGACTCGGTGAACGATGCCGTGCTGGCGTGGACCGCGCACCTGGCCGCCAAGCACGCAGAGGACTGGGAATGAGCACCGACGGATTTTCCGCCAAGCCCACCCTGGACGGAGGCTCCGGGACCGGGGGCGGCGAAGGCAGGGAATGGGCGGCCGGCCAGCGGCGCCTCTGCGAGAAGGCCGAGGCGCTGGCCGCCGCCTGGGACGCCCATGCCCAGGAATTGCGCGAGGACTACGCGGCCCGCCGCCGGCCCGCTGTCGGCCCAGGCGCCGCAGCGCTGGTCATCATGCTCACCAAGCACGCGGCCGACCTGCGCGCGGTGCTGGAAGCCGGCGCGACGTTCGCGACGACAGGCCCGGACGGCATGACGGAATACACCTGCCACGCCTGCGGAGTGGAGTTCCGCTCCAACTGCAGCGCCGGCGACATCGAGTGCACCAACTGCGAGGCCCGGCTGTGCTCGTACTGCGGCGAGTGGGATCAGGAGTTGATCTACTGATGAACGGCGAGAGCGGGGGCTTCCCTCCTGACCCGGAGGCACCGCAACTGGGACTGACGGGGCCGGAGCCGACCTGGACCATCACCCGCTCCCAGCTGATAGACGCGCTGGCCAGCATCAAGCTGCGCGGCGTCCAGTTGCCCGGCCAGACCATAGCGACGGTCCTCGCCGACGACATGGCAGACGCGATCCTGGAGCAGCTTCCGGGAGGCGACGGCTCGGTCACCGTCTCCCGCGAGGACCTGGTGACGGTGCTGGCGGCAATGGACCCCTGGGTCGAGGCCGAGCCTCTTGAGTCGGCATTCAAGCGCCTTAGCGCCGCAGCGGGGGTGGAGTGATGACCGCCGGCGGAACCGAGAGCACAGGCTTCGAGCCCGAGCCGTTCAGCCTCGCTGCCCTCGCCGGGCAGGAACAGCTGCAAGAGCGGATCCGCGAACTTGAGAACGAGCGGGCCGGCAAGGTCCTGGTGGACCCGCGAGACCTGCGCGTGTTCTTCGCCAAGCTCAGCCGTGGCCTGTTCCTGCGCCGGGACTCCGAGGCAGGACAGGCCGAGCGCAGGCTCCGTGACGCCGCTGACGGGCTATCGCATGGCGAGCTAAGCCGAGCCATGCCGGGAAGCGCTCAGGCCGTCTCCGTCGATCTGAGCGCCGGGGAGCAGCGATGAGCGGGGCGCAGGAGGAGCGCGCGGTCCCGGTCCTGTACCTGGACATCGATGGCACCGTGCGCCAGGGCAAGGATGACCCGATCGGCCGGTTCGTCAACGGCCCCGAGGACGTCGCCGTCTTCCCGGAGGCGGTCGAGCGCATGCGCCTGTGGAAACTCGGCGGTGGCCGCATCGCCGGCGTCAGCAACCAGGGCGGCATCGCGCTCGGCATCCTCAGCGAGGCGAAGGTCGCCGCAGCGATGAGCGAGACGCAGCGCCAGTGCGGGAACCTGTTCGATCTCCTCCTCTGGTGCCGCCATCATCCGCAGGCGGAGCACCCGGAGATGGCCCGCTGCTGGTGCCGCAAGCCCTCGGCGGGCGCGGTCGTGGAAGCCGCGCACGGCCTGGCCGACAGGTATCCCGGCGAGTTCTACCCGCCGTACATGGGTCTGTTCGTCGGCGATCGCCCCGAGGACGAGCAGTGCGCCCGCTCGGCGGGGCTGGACTTCGAGTGGGCTGCGGAGTGGAGGGCCGGAGCGTGACCGTGACCAGCCTGGACGCTGCAGCCGACCGCGAGCACGACGAAGCATCCGCCGTCCTCGGCGACCTGGTGCTCGACTCGGTGCGGTACGCCGCAGCGGGCCTCGCCGGGGCGATGAACGGCGGCGAGGGGCACGACCCGGAACTGGTGCGCTCCCTGCTCAACGGCCGGTCGTACGCCGAGTTGCGGGCGATGGTCCTGCTGCTGGCTGACTGCGCCGACTACGCCAAGGTCACCGAAGCCTGCGGCGTGAGCCCGGGGCTGGCGGCAGGCAACGGGAAACGCATCGCAGACGCGGCCTGTTGGCAGCAGGAGTACCGGCATCTGCGTGACCACGGCGTCAGCAAGGAACTGGCGGCAGACCGGTGCGGGTTCGGCAGTGTCGCGTCACGCAGCGAGGCCGAGACGGCGTACCAGACGGGCAAGCCTCGGCAGCGAAGGAGTGCGGCGGCATGAGCCAGACCACGGAACTTGAACCCCACGGCCAGGTCCGCTGCGACTGGGACGACGGCCCCGTCAACGAAGACGGCTCGGCGGTCCAGTGCGAGCGGCCGTCCCGGTTCCGCCTTGAGCGGCCTGGTGACGGCTACGTGCCTTCAGAGGCGTGCGAGTTCCACGTCGCCGACACCGCAGGCATCCTCGCTGACGGCCAGGACATCCCCATCACGATTCGGATTCACTGGGACGGCAGCCGTGACTGACCACGACCTGCCCCCTGAGGCTGTCGCCGCAGCCGAGCGTGCTGCGCCGCAACGGCGTCACGGGTTCTCAAACTCGGCACCGCACTCACCGGCTGTCTACCGGGACGAGATCCGGACGATGCTCGAAGCCGCGGCGCCGGCCATCCTCGCTGCCGCTGCGGCGAGACTCAAGGCCGAGATCGCCGACGAACTCACGGTGATCTGCACTGAGACGGTCCTCGAAGCGGTCAGAGCCGAGCGGGAGCACATCATCAGCCTTGCCAGCGAAATGCGCGCCGCCATCCCGGCCGACCACCCGAAGGGCGCTCAGGCGTCGTTTGCCGACTACCTGCGGGTTACGTCCGCTGACCTTCCGGAGGCCACCGATGGCTGACTGCCAGCACATCAGATGCGAGCCTTACCGCGAATGCCAGCTTGGGGACGTGCCCATCAGGCCAGCACCAATGATGACCACCGACAACCAGGGCGTCACCACGGGAAACACCCGGATGTTCCTGTCGGACGGCGAGCGCGCCGCGTACGAAGTGGGACGCCGTGACGAGCGTGAGCGCCACGCCCAGGAAATCGAGGACCGCCAGCGTGCCCTGGAACGGGCCGAAGCCCTCCTGGCCGAACGTGACAGGCAGCGAACTGACCTGCTGGTTGAGAACGGGCAACTGAGGGACAAGCTGATGGCGGTGGAGGGGCTGTGACCGAACGGCTGAGGGAAGACGCGTCGCCGTACGCGGAGGCGCGCTGCGGCCTGCCCGGCTGCGGCGAGGCGCTGAGCATCACGTGGAGCTACGCCCGCGGAATCGACCTGCGGGACACACGCGAGGTGCTGTGTGGCCCTGGCACCGGCAACACGCTCACGGCGACCTGGGAGGTCCGCTGCGCCGCCGGCCACGTCGTCCTGCTGCCAGCCGACACGGCCGATGACTGGTACGAGTTCGGAGGCCGCTGCACCTGCAATCCGGACTACGACGACGCGGAAGCCGGGAAGCGCTGCGCCCACAACGACATGGCTCGGCTTCGCGCGGTGCTTGCGCCAGAGCAGGAGGGGTGACCGGTGGCTGAGCAGCTGCGCACCCACGCCATCACCACCCTCGCCGAGCTCGAGAAGGCGATCGCCGAAGCCGTGGACGAAGCCTCCGACGCTGTGGCACCCGGTGCTGAGTTCCGCAAGGCACTGGCGCGGCGCATCTACGTGGATGCGTGTGAGTTCGCTGCGGCAGAGGCAGAGAGGGTTGCCCGGCCTGCGTACCGGAACTGGAAAGAGCGGCAGCAGGAGGCGAAGCCAGCGTGATCTTCAACTTCGCTGCCGGCTTGCTGCTGCCGCCGCTGTCGGGCGTGGGCTGGCACTGGTTCTACCGGATCTTCCGCGTCCGCGCCTCCGTGCTCAGCGGGTGGATGTGCAGCGCTGTCGTCGGCGGGACGTACTCCGTGATCCAGAAGGAGGACGCCTTCGCTGCGGGAGGCGGGATCAGCCTCATGATCGCGCTGGCCATCTGGCTCTGGCGCAGGCGGGAGGGCCGCAAGCGGGCCCCTAAGGCTCTCGGCTACAAGGCCCGTGCCCTCGTCGCTGCTCTTGTCCAGCGGGCCCGTGAAGCCGCACAGCCCAGGCCAGTTCTGAAACCGCAGCGAGGAGGGGCGTTGTGAAACGCCGTGGCGGCAAACGCTTCTCGTCGGCGGGGCCGCGTGTGGATGACCCGGAATCAATGGACGGTACATGGAAGGTGTGCGAACGGAGGTTCCGGTGTTCCTGTCGTCAGCTTCCGGTGTTCTGCGCGACGTTCCGGTGTTGCGCGTCAGGATCACGTGATCCTGGTTCCGGTGTTCCACTCAGCCTCAGCCTTCCGGGCGAGTGCAATCTTGCGCTCGTCGGCGCACAGCACGAAGACGCTGGCCCATCCACGCCGACCGTGGAACTTCCCGTTGGAGTGCCGGTACAGCAGGCCCTCCTCGAGCAGCACGTTGACGTGCTCGCGGACGGCCCGGGTGGACAGTCCCGTGGCCTGAGCGAGAAGCCGCTCACCGGGGCGCACGTTCTCGCCCGTGCCGTAGTCGGCGAAGGTGGCCAGCGCGTAGGCGACGGCCTTGGTCGTGGACGCGAGCGGCAGCCAGCGGATCAGGGGCACCCAGTCTTTGGGCGGCTGGGCCACGAGTTGGCGGGCGGTCACTGCTCGCTCGCCGTGCGGGGAGTGCCACGGTGAGTCACCGCGCGAGTCCGTGGACAAGTAGGGGCACTTCGCTTAGCATGAGGGCGTTCCTTGGGCTAACGGGGGCACGCAGGGCCGGTTATCTCTTGGCAGGGAGACCGGCCTTTCGCATGCGCGAGGGCTATTCAGGCTTGCGGGCCGGCCTCTGCGGCATGTCGTCGATGTCGCCCACGTACCACCGGGCGAACTTGCGCAGAAGTGCGGAGCGGTTGGAGTCGGGGTCGGCGCGCTTAGCCGACTCGTCCAGCCGCCGCCATAGGTCGTCATCCATGCGGATGCGCCGGAATGGCGTTCCCTCTTGGGCCACGTGCTCTCCGTTGTCGGGCTTGCTGTCGTCCACCGGACATCCTCTCATGTGGGTTGACTGTGCCTACAGTATGCCCTACGCTGGGGAGGACAGCAAGCGATCTAGGAGTACCGATGAGCGTGACCCTCACCACCATCGAGGCGACTGGCGACGCCATCGCGGTCCTGCGTGACGCTGGCTACCCCGGCGCGTACTTCGCCCCGGACGGCGGCGTCACGGTCGAGAGCCACGAGTCCGCATACCCCGGAATCCAGCGCGCCGATCACACGCCGAAGGCGATCCGCACCGTCGTGCGGAAGGCCGCGCCGCGGACCGATCTCAGCGCCGCCACCGTTGCGCTCCGCTCGCTGCCGGGCGTCCTCCAGATCTCGGCGGACGCCGACACCGTGATCGTCATCCGCAACAAGGATCACTGCGGCCATCCCGGCTGCGTCTTCACGACGCCGCACACCCATGGAGGGATCGCGCCGTGAGCGTCACCGCCCGCGACATCCTTCTCGACGCCGATACCTTCCGCCGGGCGTATCCGCACTGGCCGCACCCAGAGCCAGAGCCCGTCACCAGCGACTCGCGCTACGACTCCGTCCGGACCATGCTGCACAACCGCTACAACGGCGTCATCCCAGTCACTGACGAGATGGTCCTGGCAGTCCTGGACGCGATAGACGAGGAGGCAGGGCAGTGACCGACCTACCGCGCGGCTCACTGAAAGCTGGAGCCGAAGCCATCGACGGCGACCGCAAGACCGCCGAGGCAGTCCTGCGCGCAGCAATGCCGCACATCGAACGGGACGTGCGCCGCCAGATGGCCCGGCAGATGAAGAACGGCGCCATCGGCCTGGACCTGTACGGCACCTACTACGCGTGGCAGCGGTCACTGAGCCACGCTGCGCGGTCCGGGCTGCTGCCTGAGCCCGCAGATACGGAGGAGTCCCGATGACCAGCCAGCCCACACCCGACACCCTCGCCGCGCTGCTGCGCGAGACCTTCGCCGAGTACGACGGCGACCACATGGGCTTCCACGTCTACAAGGCAGTCCTTCGCCAGGTGATCATCGTGGAGATCCGCGGCGTCGACCTGCTGCCGTTCAATCCCGGCGAGGGGCCGAGGGCGGTCCTGGATGACTACGCGGCGGTGATCGCCGCTGCGGGCCATGAGGTGTGCAGCACGGGCTCGGTGCTCATGGTGTCGCCCACCCCTCCCACCTCCCCACCTGACCCAGCGCTGAGGAGCGAGCAATGACCGAGACCACGACTACGGAGCGAGCGTTTGACCGCCGCTGCCTTTGCCGCAAGCCCATCAGGAAACTGGCCCCCGAGAACCCCGAAGGCAACGCGTGGGAGGACGAGAAGGGCGACCTCTGGCACGAAGGCGGTGCGCTGCACGCACCAGACCCGGCATGGAAGCCACCTGAGACCGCGCCCTTCGTTTACGGCGTCGTCTTCTGCGGCGCCGACTGGGTCAGCGACTACTTCGGCGGCTGCCACGCGCACTCCCGCTACCGGGTGGAGCGCCCCGGCGACGGCTACGAGCCAGCCGAAGCGTGCCCAGCCCATCTCGCTGACATGATCGCCTACCTCGTGGACGGCGATGACGTGGCGGCCACGGTGCACGTCCGGTGGGACGAGGAGGACTCCCCGTGACCACCGCCACCCTCCCGCTCCAGCCGGGCTGCATCCGTCTCATGCTCATCTGGGACGTGGCAGGCATCAGGATCATCAACGCGGACGTCTTCACCGACGCCGCCGAGGCAGCCCAGGCCCGCGCGAACCTGCGGGCCGGCCTGGATAGCGAGTTCCGCGACTATCCCGTCTCGCTGCCGGGGTTCATCTCGGCCGCATCCCTCCGTGAGCATCTGGAACGGCAGGCAGGCATCGAGCACGAACTCGGCGACGACTACTCCGAGCGCGACATGAACGACGCGTACGAGCACTGGGGCGCTGCCCGCGGGTTCCGGGAAGCCGTCAAGCACATCGATCACGAACTGGAGACATCCCGATGACCACCCGCCAGCCACCCCCTGACCGTGACGCCCCCGAGGGCTACCACCTGGTCGCCGTCCCCGAGGCCATAGGGCACTGGAGGGTGGCCGACGGGAAGCCGTGCCGCTATGCCCGGCAGGGTCACATCCGGTGCGGCCAGCCGTCTGTCGCCGAGATCCAGCGCGGAACCGTGCGGCGCCAGTGGTGGGCCTACTGCGAAACCCACGCCTACAGCCGCTGGGTCGAGAACGGGCGCGTCTGGGTCTGGATCCTGCGGGCCGACGATGACGAACTGGAGACGGCCCGATGACCACCGAAGCTCTGGACTGGCCAGCCGCACGCAAGGCCATCGACACCGCCATAGAACGCGCCCGGATCGAGATCGGGCGCACGGTCGAGGGTGCGCTGTACGAGCTCGGTGACGTCGGGAAGCGCATCGAGGCCACCATCCTGAGCCAGGTGCAGGACTCCCTGGACGACATAGACCAGACCGTGCCACCGGAGGAAGACGATGGCTGACGAGCGCCCCCCCAACATCCACCTCGGCGCCGAGGCGACCGGCATCAAGGTCGGCCACGCCTGGACCGATGAGTGGGGTACCACCCACGGCTCGCTGGACTTCGCCGCCTACAGCGACATCGTGTTCCACGACCCGCACCAGCCGCGCCACGTTGCTGCACTGCTGGAGGAACTCGCCGCAGCGATGGAGGCCGAGGCCGCAAGAGCGGAAGCAGAGAAGGAGGAACCCGATGGCGACTGAGACTGACCCCGTAACCGCCGAACTGGCCAAGATCTGCGCGATCACGGACGCGGCGACGCAAGGCCCGTGGGAGCACCTGCTTGACAACGAGGTCACCTACGGCTATCGGCGCGAAGGCTCCAAGCACATCGCTACCTGGATCGCCACAGCCGGCGAAGGTGACGAGGACATCAGCGAGGAGGAGGACGACGCCAACGCCGACTTCATTGCTGCTGCCCGGTCCTACGTCCCCGTTCTCCTCGCTGCGGTTGAAGCGGTGCTGGCGCTCCACCAGCCGGGGCCCTTCGTGCTGCTCGGCGCCCTGTGCAAGGACCATGCGGTGTGCCGCGACTTCTCGATTACCAGCAATGAGGCAGATCGCGTCAGGGCCTGCCCGGACTGCTCGGCGACCGTCAGGGTCTCCTGCACCTGCGGCTACCCGGATATCGAACGCTGCCCGCACCGTGAGGCCATCACCGCCAAACTGCTCAGCGAGGAGGGGGAGTGAACAAGGAAGCGCTGGACTGGCTCGGCGAGGTCGTCCCCGTCTTCCGGGAGGCACCGGCCGCCAACTATCCGCTGGCCGCCATCGGCGGATGGTCGCACGCCAATACCACTGTCCGCGAGGTTGCCGCCGAACCGGAGTTCTGGGAGTACGCGGACCTGCCGCGAGCCGAACTGGAGGCGCGCATCGCGGCAGCCGACGGCATCGAGCCCGCCCACGCGCTCTACGGCTGCACGTTCCTGTCTGGCGAGGTTCTTCTCGTTGACGGCTGCCACCGCTGGGCTGCCGCCGCAGCCCTCGGCTTCACGATCGCGCCGGTAGAGATGGCGTTCGAGCTGGTGAAGACCGATGACTGACACCGCCTTCGTCACCGCCTTCCTCGAGGACGTCCGCGCCCAGGCACAGCAGGGCATGGTTCCCGCTGACGACGCGCTCAGGCTGCTGGCCATCGCCCAGGGCGTGCTGGACCTCGCCGACGGCTGGGAGGACAAAGCCACCACGCAGTACGCAGCTGTCCGGCAGTGCGCGGACGAGCTAAGGCGGCGGGTGGAACGGGAACTGCTCGGCGAGGGGGAGAGCGATGCCTGACCCCGGAGAGCGCGTGGCCGAGACGAGCGGCCACCAGCATCGTTGGACTAGGCGCAGCTGGAAGGCGCAGCGCAGGTTCTGCGTCTGCGGCGAATGGGAGCCGGAGCCCGAGACGCCACTCCGCCCCCCACCCGAGCCGTGGATGACGCCCGAGGAAATGCTCCGCGAGTTCCACGAGACGGCCGGCCTCAGGCTGCCGGATCACCCGACGTTCGACATCGGCGCCGAGTTCGTCTCCGACGAGGTGCGGCAGAAAATGCTGGACTCCGAGGTGCAGGAACTCCGCGATGCCGTGGCGGCCGGGAACCTCACCGAAATAGCCGACGCGCTGGCCGACATCGTCTATGTCGCGGTCGGAACAGCGGTGACCTACGGCATCCCGTTCGACGCGGTTTTTACTGAGGTCCACCGCAGCAATATGACCAAGTTCCTGCCGGGCGGCCCCGTGATCAACGAGGACGGGAAGATCGTCAAAGGGACTGGCTACAAGCCGCCGCGCATCGCCGAACTACTCGGCAAGGAGACGGACCATGCCTGACTACCCAGACGAGGCCGTCCAGCGCGCCGCCGAGGTGATGCTGCGCCAGTACGAGAGCCAGTACGACGCGGCCCATCTCACCTGGCAGGACTTCGCCGATGACGCCAAGGCAATCCTGGACGCCGCCGCACCTTCCCTCGCTGAGCCTTATGAGGATCTGCTCGGCAGCATCCACCTCTACATCCCCTGGCGCTTCGTCACGCTGCACCTCACGACGGAGCAGAAGGAACTGTGGGCCGACGCGGTTGAGGCATGGTCAGCACGGCTGAACGCGGGCACCGAGGAGACGGCGACGGTCGACCGGTGGTGGCGTGATGCCTGACCTGTCCCTCCTCCTCGGTGCCGCTGTCTTCGCCGCAGGCATGCTCACGGGACGGCTGTGGCCAGCGCGGCGCAAGCACCCGAAGCCGCCGAAGGCCGTGAAGCCCACCTGCGGCTGTAAGCACGACCTGGCACACCACGAGCCAGACGGCAATGGCGGGGGAACCGTCTGCCACGGCACGCGCTCCGTGCCCATCGGGTGGAACATCTACGGTGAGGAGCGGCAGTGGCGCGAGGAGCCATGCACCTGCAGGCAGTACACAGGAGCAAGGATCATCGACCCTGGCTACGTGGCCAGGGAACTGACGGAGGGTTAGCCTGAGTCCCGTGACCGACGACACCGCCTACCTCCAGGCAATCCTTGACAGGGGAGGCTGGCCGCCGCCAGGCGTGTATCAGATCAGCGCTCCGCTGACTCTGACAGGTGGCGGCGGCGGGTGGACTTCCGGTATCGCGGGCGCTAACGGAGGCTCAGGCGCCCCGAGCACCACGGCTGCCGTTCTCGCTGAGATTGACGCGGTCCTTGAAGACTGGGAAGACGACGAGGACGCCGCGCGGTGGCGGCCGGATGGCGAGTGACGGCCCGGTCATCCTCACCGCGTTCTGTCCGCCCGTCTGTGAGCACGGCCACGTCCTGCGTTACGGGGGCCGCAAGGACGCCAGGTTCCTGCCGAACAGAGTCACAGTCTCGTTCGCTACCTGCGACTGCCCGGCAGCCAGAGCGAAACCCGGTGCGTCAGGGCACATCGCCGTGCTCTGCCGCCGTTGCGAAGACGCAGGAGTTGAGACCTTGTTCTACGACCCTCCCCACGTTCCCGGTTAGGGCGCGGGAGGGGCAGACCCCCAAAGTGCGTGGACCTCGGCCAGATAGTCGTCCGGGCTCATATGGTCAGGCTGGGCGAGGCCCCTGCGAACCAGCGCGCCGCTGATTGCCCGTGCCTCGATGACTCCGCGCCCTGACCAGTTGTAGTAGTCCGGGAGTGCGACGGCAGGCAACGTCTGCGCTGAGCGGTCGGCGGCCCGCCGGACCCCTACGCCAGCCGAATGCGGGCCGAGGCGCTCAACCAGCGCCTGGAGCACGCGGCCCGTAGTGCCCGCTGGCAGGCTGAGGCTGAGATCTAGGTCGCGGGCGACATCATTGCCGAAGGCCGAATCGAGCGCGCCCGGGTCCAGTTGCACGAGCAGATCGGCCATGGGCCGCGTCAGCATGTGGTCTCTGGCAGCATCGCTCAGGACGCCCCCGACATTGGACCGGATGGCCGGTGCCGGGATCACGTCCGAATACGCGGCCGAAACTGCGCCGAGCAGGTAACCCGGGCCCTCTTCCCACGGTTTGCGGCCTACCGACAGCTTCGCCAGCATCCCATCACCACGGCCAGCCAGGAAGCCGAGCGCCTCTCTGACCGCAGCATCTTGGCCGGCCCACCTGGTGAAGGATGCGTCATCCATTGGCAGCCCTGCGAGTTCCGCCAGGTGTCGCCATGGGTCCACCGCCACCATGTACCAGACGATCAGCGCCAGGAACTGGGAGGCGTCCTCGCGCCTGCCGCATGGCGTTTCTGACGCACGAGAGAAGTTGCGCTGCATCCGCGGGCCGAAGAAATCGTCGCTCATCCCGCGGACTTGCCCCCACGTCCGGCGCGTCTCGCGCCACAGGTACTCCGCCGCGCCGTCCTGCTCGCTGCTCAGGGCGCGCCAGAGTTCGTGCTTCCCGGCAGTCCTGGTCAGCGACCTCATGTACTCGTGGTGGCGTGGGCCCACTTTCGACATGAAGCGCCACGACACGTCCGGGATCGTGATCTCGGGCAGGTCGCCGGGCGGCACCGGGCCGCCCAGGACGGACATGGCGAGGTCGGCTAGTTCTGCCCAGCCCGCTCGCTCAGATGCTTTGCGTTCCGCGTCGTGGCGCTCGTACAGCAGCTCGCGCCCGAGTGCTGTCGCTTGTTCATTCAGGAGCGTGCCGCCCGCGGCGACGATGCGCGTGATCTCTTCGCTCTCGGCTACGAGAAGATCCCCTGCCGGTACGTCCTCCCGGATTGGGACCATCAGGGGCCTAAGCCCGGCGTTCCGCAATTCGGCTATCCAGGAGCGCACTCGCCGCGCATAGCTACCGCGCAGGCGCTCCGGGAGAGTCTTGGTGGTCTGGCCGATGTACTTCAACTGGTCGTCGCGCGGGTCAACGAGTCCGTAGACGGTGCCCGTGGCGGGGGGTGCCGCAGTTGTCGTCGCCATCATGCGTCCACGTGCGGCAGGTCGACGGCTTGCAGCGCCGCGATGGCCTCACGGTTGGTGAGGTGTGACAGATAGCGGTGGGTCACGGCGATGGATGAGTGGCCCAGCAACTTTGAAATCTGGGTCACCGGCACGCCTGCCGTCTCAAGCTCAGCCGCATAGGTGTGCCGCAGACCGTGGGGCGTCACCCGCTTTTCCACCCCCGCCTCTGCAGCGAGGCGGTGAAGCATCAGCCGCACATACTGGGCCCGTAGCGGGGAACCCCTGAGGGTGCAGAACAGCGGGCCCCGGATGCCCATGGCCTTCCGGGTGTCGATCCACCTTGCCACCGCGTCCGTGGCGCTCAGGTGGAAACCGCGAGTCGTGGCCACGTCGCCCTTGCCGTGAAGCACGCGGATGCTGTGCTCGCTCAGGCTGACGTCAGACACCTTGAGCGGGGGTATGTCCCGCCGGTCATCCCCGACCGCCTCCGCGACCCGCAGCCCGGAGCGGTACAGCAGCATCAGGAGCGCGCGATTGCGGATACCTGTCGGTGCTGCGGCTGAGCAGCCCGCGATTATGGCCTGGACTTCATCGGTCGTCAGGACCTGGGGTGGGTACTTCTCACCCTTGTTGGCAGGCTCCTGGCCCTTCACCGAGCCAAACTGCACCATGCGGGTCCTCCCGGCCGGTTTAGAAGTGCTACTGCACAGAAGCACTATCATTTCAGCCTGGAATCCAGCCCTCCACATGCCACGCCGCAGAAGCGCAACTATTTCGGCCCTACTCGCGCGGCTCTACCTTCACCGAATCGCGGTCAAAGCCAGGCCCGCGCCGAGCCGGCAAGATCGTGATGCGGAAGCTTGCCGCCACCAGCCCCCGCCGTGTAGCCAGCGGAAGCGCCTCCCACTCCTCCAGCGTGATCCCCTCGTACTGGGCCAGCAGCCGCCGTCCCGGTGTAGCTGCGATCCGCTCCCGCACCGCGGCGATGCGCTCGTCAAACGAGGCGATGGCCCGCACCGTCACTGCCGGGTCCAGCCCCGGATGGTCGGCCAGTGCCTCCAGCGACTTCTGAGCCGCAGCCTTCCGCTTCTCAAGGACGGTGATCTCTGACGCTGCTGCAGGCTCCGGGGCCTTGCGGACGAGCGCGGCCAGCTGGTCCGAGGACAGCCACTCCAGCATCCGTCCCACGATGTAGGCGTCGAGGTGGGCCACCGACCGGTGCAACTGTCGCTTGCACGCCGGGTTCACGCAGCCGTAGCCCAGGCGCAGGATGCCGGCCCGCCTGGTCTGGCGCGGGCCGGCTGGCTTGCCGCAGCTGCCGCACAGCGCGATACCTGAGAGCAGGTGCCGACGCTGGCCGGAGGCGTTCGCGTACCCGGCGGCCCGCCCGGCGAGCATGGCGCACGCCAGTTCCCAGTCGTCGCGCTCCAGCACCGGCTCCCACGCCGCTTTCTGCTCTCCGTCCGGCATCAGCCCGGCGTAGCGCGGGTTCGTCACCACACGGCGGATCCCGGCATGCGTCCACGCCTTGCCGGTGACGGTCGTCTCGCCGCGGCTGTTGAGGCTGGCGGCGATGATCCGTGTGCCTTCCCCGGCCAGCACGCGGCGGGCCATCTCCCGGATGAGCGCAGTTTCGGCCGGGACGTGGGTGACGCCGTCGCTGGTGAAGCCGTAGAACCGGCCGCCGGGGCCGCCGGGGCGCACGAGGCCCTCGCGCCGCATCCGGTCGTACTGGGTTTTCTTGCGCCGGGAGATGGTGTCGGACTCGTTGCAGGCGCGGGCGACTTCCCAGCGCATCATCATCCGGTGGTCGGGGTTGTCGAAGTCGTACTGCCCGGCGATGGAGGCCACGGTGATGTGCCGGCCGTCGCGCAGGTCGAGCAGGTCTTCGAGGTCGCGGGGCTGGCGGACGATCCGGTCGCCCCAGTAGCTGACGATCGCGGCTGCCTTGCCTGCGGCGACGTCGGCGAGCATCTGGTCCCAGGCGGGGCGCTTGCGGTTGCGTTTCCAGGCAGATTTTGAGTGGTCGGTGTAAACGCCGGCGATCTCCCAGCCGCGCTGCCGGCACAGTTCCCGGCACTGGCGTTCCTGGTCGTCGGTTTTCGTGGTGTCCTCAAGGGCGGCAAGGCTGATCCTGCAGTAGATTGCAGCGCGCAGGCGTGGCTTAGGCACCGCCCGATATTACCGCTACCTGGGGACAATGAACAATTTCACTGTATAAGTCTGGCGGTAACCTGAACGGGCTCGCTGGACGTCCTACAGGAGCACGGAACCGTCCCCGTGGTACGTGGCCGCGCGCAGGCCGAGGGCGACGGCGTGACAGGAGTTCGATGAAGGGGGAACTGCATGGCCGCCATCGGTGAGCCCGTCAAGACCTACGAGATACCGGATCCAGAGGAAGTCCCCGATGAGATTCCGCAGGAGGAGCCAGCCGAGCCCGTCCGCGAGCCCGGCGCCCCCGTCCCAGCGTGAGCCACCGGACCCGGAGAAGGAAGCAGCGGGGGAGATGTCCAAAGAGGTAGCGAAGCCAGGGCTTCCGCAGGAGCCCCGGCAGGACCCGATCCGCGCCCGGAAGGCCGCGTACCTGATGGCCACCAATGAGCGCATCGGGTTCGGGCCGCTGACCCAGTCCGGCGTGATGTACGCCCCGGAAGGGGTGGCCGAGTGCCGGTGCGGTAGCTCCAGCGGCTACGTGCTGGCATCCGGTGGCAGCATCTCGGTGACACCGGGCACCTACTACGGCCTGGTCGCCAACAGCGGCGGCGGAGGCGGCTACCCGGTGGTCTACGGCGGCGGCGGTGGGGGGGGCTCGGCCTTCTATTACCCGGAGCCAGAGCCGGCCAAGCAGCACGGCCGGCCCGACCCCGACAACTCATGCGGGTTCTACGCCTGGAAAGCGGACAGCGACCTCCCGTGGCAGGTCGGCACATGGCTGCTGGAAGTTGACCTTTACGGGACCGTCATCGAGCACGAGAGCGGCTACCGCGCGCAGAAGCAGCGGGTCCTGTCCATCTCCCCGGTGCCGGGTTTCCTGTGCGACGAGCCCACGTCGCTGAGCGTCGATCGCGACAGCGGGCACCTGACGGCCCTTTGCCCAGCGTGCCCGTCACCAGCAGGCCACGTAGTCACCCCGGACCGCCTGCGCAGTTTCCTGAACGTGGAGGTCGACATGACCCGCGCGTGGCGGATGCGCAAGTCCGCGACCGCTCCGTAGCCCGAAAGCTTCCCCGTAGCCCGCTCCACGGGGGGAACGCGCAACCGCCCGCGTGGCACGTGGCCTGAGGGCCGAGGGCGGGAAACGAAAGCTAGCTAGCTACGAAGTGAAAGCGAGATCTCTGTGAGATTCCCGAAGTTCCTTCCCACCCTGGCGGTCGTGGCGCCTGTCGTGGCTGCCGGCGCCCTGTCGGTAGCGATGGCAACGCCAGCGTCAGCCGCGGTGCACGGCGTGAAGCCGCAGGCCACCTCGGCGTGCGGCCATAAGTGCTTCGACCTGTCCAGCCTGCAGCTCGGGCCGGGCTTCATCCAGGACAAGTCCAACACGAAGGCCGGCCGGGTGATCCTGCGGATCGCCTCAAACACCTTCACCAACGAGGACTTCATCGACCAGGCCGACGGGACGGTGGCCGACTACTGCACCACCGGCACGCCGTCGGCGCAGCAGTTCGCGTCGACCAGCTACATCTGCTCGCACTACAGCGCGTTCCCGGTGTTCGAGGCGAACTTCGCGCCGGACACCAACGAGAGCGGCCTGTGCGCGGGCGTCTCGGCGCCGAACACCTCTGGCGCCAACGTCAAGATGATCGCCTGCGGCCAGACCACGGCGACGCTGTGGATCTCCGACATCGCTGACGGCACCTTCCACCACGGGCACCTGTACACCCCGTGGATCAACGGCGGCGACACGTCGTTCAGCCACCCCGAGATCATGACGCTGAACATGGGCACGAAGCCCGCGGATGAGCTCCAGCTTGAGCCGGAGAACACCACGGGCGGCGCGCTGCCGCTAACCCAGGAGTTCACGGAAGTGCAGGGTCCGGCATCCTGATCCGCTAGATGTGCCCGGTTCGCGCGGCCTTTGCTGCTGGGGGGTTCAGGCCGTGGACGTCCGGGCACCCGCGCAGGACTGGGGTCCTCCCCCGAGGCTCTGGTCCCGCGCCTGACGGGCGGCAGCCGTCCCGCGCATGAGGCGGCTGTAGCCCCCGGCCCCCGGCAGTCTGGTGCTCCAGGCCCAGACTGCCGGGGGCTCTCGTATCCCAATCGGCAGGAGAAGCGATGGGACTGCTGAGGCGTAAACGCGGCAAGCCCGAACCCGAGGCTGGCGAAGACCGCAGCGAAGAGGAAGCCGAAGTCCGCGAGGTTGGCGAGCCCGACCCGTCCAAGGTGACGGTTCGCAAGGACACTGTGACTGGCCGCTGGGCCAGCCTGAAGGGCATGTGATCCGCCGTGGACGATGACGCCGTGATCACGCTGACCAGGACGGCGGCCGGCCAGTTCCAGGTCACCGTAGACGGGGACGGGGCGCCTGACGTGATCGACCTCTGGCTGTCGGTGTCTGCTGAGTCGCATCCTTCAGCGGCATCCATCGGCCTGACCCGGATGAGGGTCGAGGGCGATGACCTGTGGAAGGCGGAGCAGCACTTCGAGGTCACCGAGGTCACGATGACAGTCAAGGGGAAGCGCTACCCGCGGCACTAGTCCGGGCACACGAAAAAAGCCGCTCGCCGCACCACCCATTAGGGCAGTGCGGCGAGCGGTTATGGCGTCAGCGCCGAGTGTCGCAAGCAGGGATCAGGCTAGCAGGGCGCGGCGACAGTCCTCACCAGGTCCCCAGGAGCAGCGACGTATCGTAGGCCGCTGTCATGCCGCCGGCGTACTGCTGAGCCCAGACGTGGGCCGGGTCAAGCGTGACGTGGTAGCGGGTGGCCATCTCCGCGAGCTCGGCTGCGGTGCGCTGCACGCCGTCGAGCGTTGCAAGCCACCAGCGCACGTTGGCCAGTCCCTGCAGCCGCGCGGCTGCGAGGGCGAGGTTGGCGAAGCTCGTGTAGCAGCGGGCGAGGTTGCCGGCCGCGAGGCGCCCTTGCGCCCAGGCACGCAGCGCAGCCGGGTCCTCGAAGCTCTCGTTACCCGGCTCGAAGTCGCATGCGCCCGCTCTGGCTGCGACGGCCTGCCCGGCGAGCACGGTGTTCCACCGGACGTGCGGGATCGCCTTCACCTGCTCGGCGGTGGCTGCGTAGCGGCCGTCGACATACGGGATGGCGTACTGGGTGCCTGCCGGGAAGTGCTCGCTCGCTGCGTCGTAGACGCGGATGATCTCGGTCACGGCTGGCGCTCCTTCGGGTCACGCAGCTTGCGGGAGTCGGTCACCGTTGGCTCGCTGGGCGGCCCGGCTCGCTCGTCGCGGGTGGCGAGTCTCTCGCTGGTGCCGTTCGGCTTCGCTGGCCTGCGCGCTGGGGGCATCACGGCCAGTCCCTTGTGGTGCTCCGCGAGCCGTTCTTCCAGGTGCCGCTTGATGCGTCCTTCGGCCTTGTCGACGTGGGTCGCTGTCAACCCGCTGGTAAAGAGGGAGAAGCTGGCGCCAAAGAGCGGGACCACCGACAGGCACTCGCCGGCGTTGACTATGTGCGCCCAGACGCCCACCGGGGTCACGTCCCCGCCGAGGGTCACGGCGTTGGCTAGCGCGTTGTAGAGCCCGTCCCAGACGCCGATGTGCATGGCTGCCGAGTAGGCGATGCCGAGCCCTGCGTCGAGCACCAGGGCGCTGGCGATCACCAGCAGGGCAACCCGGTGGTGCCTCACACCCGCTCTCGCAGGAGAGCTATCAGTTCGTCAAGCTTGTCCTCGAGCGTCTCCTCTGGCCGCGCGTCCTCGTGGTGGCGGTTGCACCACGCGGAAATGGTAGGATCATCACATGCCCGAGTGGAATCCATGCAGCGTTGAGACCTGCGGCAGGCTCGCTCAGAGCAGCGGTGGCCGGTTTTGCTCGAAGCACCTTTCCCGCTTCCGCAAGCATGGAGATCCGCTGTTTGAGCGGAGGCCGGGACGTCCTGACAAGCACGGCCATGCGAAGCGCAGGGGTAAGGGCGCGGTACGGCCTCCCACTCGCGAGTACGTGACTTGGTGCGCGATGAAGGCGCGCTGTCAGAGCACGGCGTGCAAAGACTGGCCCCGGTATGGCGCCCGTGGGATATCAGTGTGCGAACGCTGGCAAGTCTTCGAGAACTTCCTGGCCGATATGGGTACGCGCCCGGCAGGCATGACACTTGACCGGATTGATGGTGACGGTAACTACGAGCCCGGTAACTGCAGGTGGGCAACGTACGCCAAGCAGCGGGCCAACCAGCGCCGGACGCGGCGCTCCGGCTGATAAGTGGCGCTATCGCGCTGCCGACTGGGCTATGCATGATCGTCATGCCACCTCTTGATGTGGCTGTGGCTAACGTTGCCGTGCCTGACCTCATCTGCTGGGTGATGCCTGCGGCACACGCGAAAGGCCCCCCCGGCTACGTGGTAGCGGCCTACTCTCATGCACCTGTCAACATGACAGTTCACGGAATGCCACAGGCCGGTGATGATCGTGGACATGCCGACGATGGAGACAATGGCGGGCACAGAGCCGGACCACGCCGAATAGTTGTCCGAGGTCTGGCCGTCCCAGCCGAGGAAGTGCAGCAGGACGCGGTCAAAGACGCAGACGTAGGTGATGGCCAGGGCAACCAGGAGGAAGACGATCAGCAGGCGCAGCGGCCGTCTCACGCCGGCGGCGTCCTGCGGAACGGCCAGACAGCCCAGACAAGGTGCGCGGCGATGCAGAGCCAGCCGAGGATCTCGGCGTCGCTGACGTACTTGCCGACCCCGGCGACGTGGAGGATAAACGCTACAGCGAAGGCGATGATGGCCAAGATCGCGAACATGGCTAGCCCCTCTCAGGGATGGTCACTTGCGCCCCAACGCGGCACAGTTGCGAGGCGCGTACGTCTTCGCCAGATAGGCCTTGAACGACCGCTCGAAAACCCGGGCCGCCTGCGTCTTCGGCTCTCCGAGGTCGCCCAGGAGGGTGTCCCAGACGCCGATGGTCTGGCGCCTGCTGGTGTTGCTGGCCTCGCACAGGGCCTTGTTGCTGGCGTAGGCGTGCTGGGCGGTCGCCGTGGCCCTCGTCGCCCGGCTGCTGGCGTCCGTGGCCTGGTTGCTGGCGTCGTGTGCCTGCACGGCGACCAGGCCGAGGATGATCGTCAGGGCCACGTCCACGCACAGCGAGACCGCCAGGGCGATGATGATGTGCCGGGACCGGCGCACGCGGCCGTTGAGCCGCTCAAGCTCAGCCCGGACGCCGCCCAGCGCCTCGGTGAGGCCTCTTGCCGTGTTCAGTGCTTCGCGGTCCGGGGTCGGCTCGGTCACTGCGGCACCAGCCTTTCCTGGGCGTCATCGCCGGGCGGCGCCGCCGGGCGCGTGAGGATCTCGTTCATCGCGGCGACGTTGCCTTCGAGCCGGGCCAGCAGCGCATCTAGCTCGGCGGCGACCCGGCGCACTTCGGCGTCCTTGTCCTTAGCCACCAGGACTCCCTGCGGGATCGCCATCATCGAGGAGAGCGGCCAGGCTTCCGAGCAGGTAGGCGACCCTGGCCGCCTGGGCGATGGCGTCAGTGGCGAGCTGGCGGATCTCGTCCGGCGTCATGTCCGCTCCCGAGGTCATGGCCATCTGGGCTATCTCGGATGCCTGCGGGGCGTGCGCGGCCCGTTCCTGGACGCGGGCAGCGATCACGCGGGCTTCGTCCGAGATGTCATCGTCGCGGCCTGCGGTCGATGGCACGGCGGTCCTCCCGGTCGCGAATCAGCTCCTGCAAGACCGGCAGCAGGCTTCCCGTGGCGGCCGTAAATTGCCCGAGCAGCGGGACCAGTTGCTGGACGGCGAAGTCGCGGGCGTCATCCCGCTGCCGCTCGGCTTCGGCCTTCTCGGCGATGAGCCGCTTGTTCTCCTCCATCAGGTCGGCCCGCGCCTGTTCCCTGGCCTCGTCGACGGCCTTGCCGGGAACGATGACGCGCATCGTGTAGAGGACGACGCCGATCCCGAGTGGCCCGAAGCCCAGCACGTAGGTCGTGATATCGCCCGCTACCGAGGAGAGCGGGGAGATGTTGCCGCCCGTCGCCATGAGCCACGGGGCAGCGGCGGGGAGGCCCGATGCAAGATAAGCCAGCCACATTCGCCGCCTCCTCGCCAGGGTTTGCCGCCTCCCGGCGAGGGGGTGTGGGTGCTTGTTTCGGCTCAGCCAGCCGCCGGTCCTTGTCCGGACCGCGCTAGCGTAGCACGAGGAAGCAAACTCGTCATATCGGCACTTCTTAGCCCTCTGACCTGCGGTGTTGTCGCGGATTTGCGACAGCGTTCCGAAGCGTTCCGATGTCAGGATGTCGCAGAATTGCGACAGTCACTGACCTGCGGGTTTGTCGCAGAATTCCGACAGCTGATCTCGTATCCGGTAGCGGCTCGTGCGGTCAATCCCGAGTTTGTCCATCGCGGCATTCCGGCCCATGCCAGCCATCTCGAGGAGCGCCACCTTGAGGGCGGTCGCCGGGATGCCCGACAGCGCCAGGGCGGTGAGGTCGTCGGCGCTCATGGCCGCTCGCCGCTGCGATGGCTTCTTGCCCGTGACGCAGTCCGGCAGCAGGTCCCGCAGCGCGGCTGTCACGACGTCCTGCGGGCACGGGTCGCCGCAGTGGCACTTCCACAGCAGCCCTTTGCCCTTGACCGTCAGCGACAGTCCTGGCTTGCCGTGGACCGGGCACCAGCCGTCCCACTGCTGACCCGCGCGGGTGCAGCGGAGATGGAGTGGGGCTATCTCACACCAGTGCTGGACAACGCACTCAGCGGCATCGCGTCCGCAGTGCACGGGGCGGCTACGCGGCGGGAGAAGGGGAGGCTATCGAGAGGGGCGCCCGCGCGAGGGCAGGCGCAAAAGGTATCGTGCTCATGGGCTTCACCGTGTTCTTAGCGGAGGCGGTGTGGTCAAGTCCCTGGCGGTGGCCGAGAATCCATCGCTGGGGGCGTTTTAAGTTGTGCCGACCACAATAGCGGATAGTCGCTACCTGATCACTGGCGGTCGAAAAGCTGACCGATAGCGCTCTCGTTAGCGCTTACCCGATTACCCGACGTGACGGAGTGGTGACCGGTAGGGTCTGCGGGCATGACCAACGGGGGATGGTTAGCAAGAAGGCGCCGGCGGCAGGCCGCGTGGTGCGTGACCGGGTTCGGTGCCCTCTGCTTCAGCGCGGCGCTCGTCCTTTACGCAGCCCGGGTGATCTCGCGTGAAGGTGCGATGGCGGTCACTGAACTGGCTGTGCTCGTGGTGCTGGGAGGTGCCCGGTGTGCGTACCTGTGGCGCCGTCAGTGACCAGGCGCCTAGGTATTGATCCCGGTGGCCCGGCACTTCTCCACCCAGTACGTGCCGTTGTAGATGAACGTGACCGAGTCGGTGTAGTTCGCCGTCGCGGTCGCTGACGGAGCCGAAGCGCCGGCGAACTTGCACGCCGTCGGCCACGCGTAGGTGCGTGACCCGGTGGCGTCCTGAATCCACTGGATGGTCAGTTCCTGCCCGGTCACGGGGTTGGTGATGGACGAACTGGTTGCGTTCGCCTCCAGGGTGACGGCCTGGACGTTGCCGTTGTTCGCGTTGATCGTGACCGCGCCGTTTGAGGCCAGCGTCTGGGTGGCGATGAGGTCAGCGACGCCGCCGCCGAACACGGTCTGCGCGGCGTTGCAGGTGATCGGGTTCAAACTCTCGCTGCCGTTGTAGAGCCTGAACGGGATGCCGCCGCCCGAGCTGTATGCAAGCCCGAGACCCCATGACACGTCACTGCTGAGCCACACCGCTATGCGCCTGTTGTCGGTGCCGTCGTTCTGGTAGGCGGTGAACCCGACCGTGCCCGCCGCGCTTTCCGTCGTGACGCTGAACTGGCCCTGCTGCAGTGGCAGCGCGGTGTTCCTCGGGGGCGCGCCGTTGACGTACATGTATGACGGGACGATCACGCCATAGCCGGGGTCAATAACCTGGCAAGTCGTCCCGGACGTGTCGGTGTAGTTTGCGACGCTGCTGTCGACGTAGAGCGGGCCGATGATGTAGTTGTAGTTGCTGTCAGCGTCAGTGGTCCAGCCGGTCGCGTTCGCCTCGAACCGGCAGCCGTCGATCACGTTGCCGGTGCTGTTGCCGCCAGAGCCTCCGGTCGAGGTCATCGCCACGCCGGTCGTGTTGGACTCGAACTGGCAGCCGAGGAACTGGTTCTGGTTGGAGTCGGCTATCGCCACGCCCGTCGTGCCGCCGCTGCCCCGGCAGCCCATGAGGGTGTTGGAGTTGGAGCCTTCCCCGCCGATCTGCCAGCCGGTGCCGTTGCCGATGGAGTCGACGTTCTGGAACCGGTTGTAGACGCAGCCGCCATCGGTCGTGGAGGTGAGGCTGACACCGGTCCCGAAATCGGTGACCAGGACGTCCTTGACGGTGGCCGCGCTGCGGCTGTTGAGGTCCAGGCCGATCGTCGCGTTGCCGGAGTCGGCGCCGTAGAGCTCAAAGCCTTCCAGGTGCCCGAACGTGATCAGCGTGCCGGGGCTCGGGTTGGCGAACGCGGAGCCGGAGGTGATCGTGGAGTGGAACTTGGTGACGTCCTCACCCTGGCCGGTGATGGAGATGCCCTGCGCCCAGTTGATGGTTGTGAACGCGAACGTCCCGGCCCCGGCGGTGATCATCCCGGGGCTGCCGCCGAGGGCGGAGATGGCCCCGGCGAGGGTGGCTTTCGCCGACCCCCAGGACAGCCCGTCGCCGGTGTCGCTGGCATAGGCGTCCGACGACAGGTAGATCACCGCGTCAGCGGAGGTGCCCTTGGCCGCGTACGGGACCGTGACCACGCCGTAGGCGTCGTCGATCTCCGTTGCGGCGGCGGATGAGCCGCGGTAGTAGGTGACGCGGTTGGTTGAGGCGTCGTTGAAGATCCCGTAGACGTTGACGTGGGCCGGGGCCTGCCCGGCGAACCCGGCGGAGATCGTCCCCGAGCCCGAGGAGAGGGTGACGCCGGTCAGCGTCGTCGAGGTCGTGCCGGTGTAGGCGAGCACCGCGGTGCCTGCGGAGGTGGGGACCGTGACCGTGCCGGAGCCAGCGAAAACTGATGTGGGAGAGGTGTTGCGGAGGGTTCCCTGGAGGGTCAGCGTCGTGACCGAGGACACGTTCAGGCCCACGGAGGCGGAGGCCAGGACGGCCTGGGCCTGCACGGTTCCCGTCGTGCAGGTCAGCACCGGCCCGATCGTCCCGGTGCTGTACCCGGACGGCAGCCAGACCGCGCCGGCGTGGCCGAGGGTGTCCCACGCGTCGGTGACGGTGTTCGCCCCGATGGTGAAGCCGTCGTTGTCGTGGTAGAGGCAGATCCCCGCCGGGCCGCAGCCGTGGACCGTGTTCCCGGTGATCACCAGGCTCTGGGTGGCGAACGCGGTGATGCCGCCCTCGGTGACCGTCGACTCGTAGGGCTGCCCGTAGCCGGTGACCTCGTTCCCGGTCACCGAGCACCCGGTGGCCGGGTCAGTGGGTGACCCGGTGGTGACGATGGCGCCGGAGACGACGATCCCGTATGTCCCCTGCCCGGCGCCGAGCGCCCCGATGTCGGCGACGTTCCCGGTGATCTTGACCCGGTGGGGGCCGGTGACGGGCGTGCTGGCGGTGTCGTGCTGGGCGCCGACCTGAATGGCGAGGTTGCAGCCCTGGACGATGTTGTTCGCGATCGTGACGTTGGTCCCGGCGTGCATGTCGATGCCGGTCCAGATTGCAACATTGGTGACCGTGTTGCCGGTGATGGCGATGTTCTCGCACACCGGGTCGATGGAGCCGACGCCGAGGATCGCTTCCGACAGGCTGATCCCGTAGCAGTCCGTGGAGTTCGAGGACGACCCGGTGATGTTGTTCACCCGGTTATCCGCTATCTGCCCGGTGGCCACGCTGAGGTAGACGCAGCCCGCGTACTGGATGTCGTAGATGTCGTTATCGGCGACCACAACATCGTTCGCGTACTGCGCGTACACGCCGTAGGCGCCCCAGCTTGAGATCGCGGCGTGGCGGATGCGGATGAAGCTGATGTAGGACGAGGACGATGCGCCGGTTACCTTGATCGCTGACTCTGATGCGTGGTAGGCGGCGTACTGCGGGCCGGTGAGCGCGGGGCCGTCCCAGGTGAACCCGCCTGCGGTGACCAGCACGCCCGCCGTGTTGGAGGTGACCTGGATGATCGTGGCGCTGCCGTAGAAGGCCAGGGATTTGCTGACCGTCAGCGCGGTGTCGATGTAGTACGGGGCGCTGGCGTTCAGCGTGATGGCGCTCCCCGCCGGGGCCGCGCTGATGAGGGCCGACAGCGCGGCGTAATCGGTTGCCCCGGAGGTGTCGTTACTGGGCGCGGGGACCGCCACGCCCGTGCCGCCGCTGCCCGTCGCCAGTGTGGAACTCAGCCCCGCTGCGGTCCCGGAAGTGCTCGCGGCATTGGCCGGGATGTCGGCGGAGACGAGCCCGCGGAACGACGGTGCGCCAGTGCCGCCGCTCCCTGGCCCGGCGAAGATCTCGTTCTGCGGCGCGCCGGTTTCCGTTCCGGTGCCGCCCTGGTTTACGGGCAGCGCGGCTGTCAGGTGGGTGCTGACCACGGCGGGAACGGCGGTGGTGCCGCCGAGATCCCCGGCGAGCTGCACGGTGCCCGAGGTGCCGCTTTCGAGGGCCGCGATGGCTGCGGTGTTCGCCTGGATCAGCGCCGGCTCATAGCCGGTTGTGCCGTGCTCGACCTGCGCGCCCGCGTTGTGCGCCTGCTGCGTGGTTCCGTCTATCCCGCGGGTGCAGGGGAGGGTGTACGGGCCGGTCCCGGTCGGGGCTGAGGTGACCAGGATCGCTTCCTGCGCCGACGTGCCCCAGTCGATCAGGACAGGAAAGGGATATTCCGTCGGCCACGTTCCGGGCAGGTTCAGCACCGAGGGATTCCCGCTGGCCCCGAGGGCCGAAGACAGGACTGTCGGGAGCGCTGTGCTGACGTAATACCGGGTCACAGCGCCCCCTCAGGAACAGGTAAAGCGTGCTTGACCCAAATTCGGGCGAACCGTTACTGGAAGTACGTCACGACCAGGACGTAGCCCTGGGCGCCGGTCCCGCCCGCTCCGGAGCTGAACGCGGATTCCGCGGCACCCCCTCCGCCACCCCCGCCGCCATAGCCTGCGGCGTTTGCGCCCTGCTGGGCGTTCGTGGTGATGGACGACGCGCCGCCGCCAGCGCCAGTGCCGCAGTTGCCGCGGACGGCGACGGAGTTCCCGCCGCCCGGCGCGGTGCTGTCCACGACGCCGCCAGTCGCGGTGTTGCCGGTGGATGGCCCCAGCACGGATGTGCCGGCGGCGCTGCCGTTGCAGGCAGCCGGCGTGGTGATGGTCAGGCCGCCTCCCGCGCCGCCTCCCGCCGCGGCCACTGCCGTTGATGAGGTCGCCCCGATGGTGCCCGCTGCAATGCTGGGCGAGCCGGCGCCGCCGGCCGCGATCCCGGTCCCGCCGTTGCCGCCCGCTGCGGCAGTCCCGGCCCCCCCGCCGTTACCGCCAAACCCGCGGATCGCCTGGAGGTAGCCGCCGAACAGGGAGTTGCCTCCCGCAGTCCCGGTGTTTCCGGGATTCGTCCCGGTGACGGACGCGCCAGTACCCGAGCCGGCCGCACCAACGGTGACAGTGACGGTGCCGGTGAGGTCAGCCGCCGCGAACAGGCCCCATGCCGCACCGCCTCCCCCTCCGCCGCTCCCGCCGGTCCTGGCCGCCGCAGAGGTCCCCGCTGCCCCGGAGCCGCCCTGGCCCCCGCCGGCGACGGCGAACGCGTAGACCAGCGCCGCGCCCGCCGGCATAGTCCACGTGAACGTGCCCGGCGTGCCGTTGAACCACTGGACGTTCGGCGCCTTGACCCCGAGGTTCGTCAGCGCGGTGCTGGCACTAGTGAGATCCGACAGGTTGTTCGCGGTCTGCGCGACGGCTGCGGACGCCAGGGTTGCGGCAGTGCCGAGGCCGAGGGCCGTCCGGGTGGCGCTGCTGTTCAGCGCGTTGCCGGCGATCTGCGCCACGGCGGGGTTCGGGTAGGTGCCCGACAGGTCCCCGCCAGCGGCCCCGGTGGGCGGGCCCCCGCCGCCAGTCTGTCCCTCTAAGCTGTATGCCAGTTCAGCCGTTATCGTCCCAGTGCCGCTGTAGCCGGACAGAACAGCCTGGAAATACTGATACAAAATGCCGGTTCCCATGCTCGTCCCGGCCGTCGTGCTCGTGATCGCCGAGCCGATAGCGCCGAAGTTGAAACCGTCGATAGAGCCTTGCAGGACGACCGAAAATGCGGACACGGTGCCCGTCGTGGAGACCGAAAGCGTTAGGTTCCCGTAGGGCGTCCCGAGCCCGGCAACAGGCCCGGTTGTGTTCGCCGAGACAGCGTTCAGCAGGGTGACAACAGCCATCGGGCAGTCCTCTCAGGAGCCGGTCGGGACCGTAAGCAGGGTGGTTGCGTCGTGGGTGATCACGTTCACGCCCCCAGGAGCAGCCACAGCCACGTAGGAGACGACGGTGACCTGGAGGTAGGTCGGCGCGGCGGGCAGGCTCACGGCTGCGTCACCGCGGGCGTGACAGTGAACAGCCCGGCCAGCAGCGTGACCACGTCCCCGCCGCCGTCCGTCATCTGCAGGTCGTAGACGCCGGCGCCGAACGCCCAGCCCGTGGTGACCGAGGGAGCGGCCAGCAGCGTGATGGTCCCCGCTGACCCGCCGAGGGTGATCGAGGCGTCCGTGGTCGTGAAGCTGGCGAGCAGTGCGCCTGCCTCGGAGCGGACCTGCATGGCGGCTGAGGCCCAGGCGCTCAGGTTGACCGGGGTCGCCTGATCCGATTCGAGCCAGTAGAACTCGAGGTAGAACGTGGCCCCCTGGTCAGCCGTGATGTCGAACTGCGCGCTCACGGCACCTCCGTCACAGCATCCCGCTCATCAGCACGCCGCCCGGCCCGTAGCCGTAGCCAGGAGGTGGTGGAGGCGGCGGAGGACCGCCCCCGCCAGAGGTGGACCAGGTGATGATCACCTGGCCGGGTGCGCCAAGACCGCCGGTCCAGTACTGGCTGCTGCCGAAGAACGAGCCGCTGGGAGGCGAACTCGCGCCACCACCACCACCGCCCGGGCTGCTGCCAGCGACTCCGTTGCCGCCTCCAACAGCGCCGCTGGCCCCCCCGGCGCCACCGCCAGCGACCGCAGCGCCGCCCGCAGCCGGGTACGCCTGGATGTCCGGCGGCGTCTGGCCCGCGTTCCCGGGCACTGACGGGCCCGCTGAGGACCCGCCGCCTCCGCCGAGCCCGGAGATGTAGCTCCCTGCCCCGCCTGCGCCCCCGGCGTTCTCCGGGTTCGCTGAGCCGCCGCCCCCGGTGCCGCCGATGGCCGGGTAGGACTGCGTCTGCGACTGCCCGCCGCCGCCGCCGTGGGCTACGATGGAACTGCCGCCCACGGTCGTGGCAGCCCCGGCCGAGCCGTTGCCGCCGAAGTTCGGCGGCAGGCCGCCAGCCGCGCCCCCGCCGCCGATCACGATGGTGACGGTGCCGGACACCGACAGGGCCGCCACGGACGCGTACTCCCCGCCGCCGCCGCCGCAGCCCGCGTAGGCCGTGGTGTCGCCGGACGCGTCGTTCTGCACGATGCCGGCCTGGCCACCGCCGCCGCCCGCACCCCAGCACTGAACCGTAGCCACGGTTACGCCTGCGGGGACGCTCCAGGAGTACGTTCCGGCACCGGAGCCAGCCGGCGGCCAGGTCTGGGACGGCAAGCTAGACCGCTGCGACCGTGATGGTGACCGGGGCGCCCAGCGTGCCCGTCGGCGTGGTGCCGGACTGGCCGATGGCCTGGATGGTCAGCGTGCCCGTGGCGATAGCGCCGAGCAGGTCGAACTGGTAGCTGCTGCCGCTCGTCAGGCCGCTTACAACGAAGACGAGATTGTGGAACAGCTTGATGTTCGCGCTGCTGACCTCGCAGGTGATGACGTTGCCGACCGGCGTGGTAGTCCCGTGGTCTGCGAGCGCGAAACCGTAAACCTGGTTGGCGCTCGCCATCGTTGCCGAGCAGGTCACGGTGACCACGACCGTGCCGCTGGCTGGCGCAAGGAACGAATTAGTGGTCAGCACCGAGGACGAGAAGGCGCTGAGCGTCGAGCCGGACGCCGTATAGGTGGTCAGGCTGCCCGGGTTTACGACAGTGGGGACGCAGAGGTACTGGCCAGAGACGGTGCCGGCGGCCACGGACGGGTTGGCGTAGGTGCCGTTGCCGCAGAGGAAGTCGCTGGAATTGCCGTTCGGCTGCGGGGTTTGCGGGATCGCCGCAGAGGCGGAGTCGATGATGGCGGAGATGAACGAGCCGCCGCCGCCGAACACAACGTTGCCGTCCAGCCGGATAGCACCCGACGGGATACCGCTGTGCCCGCTGAGCTGCAGGAGCGCCGTGACCGAGGAGCCGTTCAGATTACATTCGTTGCCCTGGAACGACATCTCGGCGGGCGACCCGACGCTGACTGCGACCAGGCTGACCGCTGTTGACGTGGATGCGGCCAGCAGGTGGTTGGAGTTAAAAACGCCCTTATCGTTGGCAAGCTGGACGCAGACGTCAGAACCGTCCTGGTCGAAATAATTGCCGACAATTGAATAGTCCCCGGCTTGCGAACCGAGGGACAGGTGGTAGCCGCCCGAGGATGCGCCCGTGTAGGTGGCGTGCACGCCGTTCATCTGCAGGCCGCCGCCACCCGCCGTGGCACCGAGCGTCACGTTTTGCAGGCAGGCGTGCAGCAAGCCGCCCCGGAGCCGCAAGTCAGTTATTCCTGCGCCGTCGCCGTATATGCCGCGCCACGAGGCCGAGAAGATAGACCCGTCGCTCTCGAATCCGACGCCGTTGCCAGCCGTCCCCGACGCCAGTTGCACGCAGGTCCCGGTACTGCCCGGCCGGTCGAAGTTGCCCAGGAAGCACCGGTCCATGTACACATCGGCCGTGTCGGTGATCAGGATGCCGATGCAGTTCGCGGCATAAGTCGACGACGTGCCGGCTACCACGCCGGACATGCACAGGCCCCGGAGCTTGACCCCGCACGGGTTGGTGGTGGGCGCCCCGGATGTGCCGATAGCCATCAGCGGGGTCGGCGAGCCCGTGGGGAAGCTGCTGGACGGCTGGATGCAGCCGCCGACGAACGTGTCCGGGAAGACCCCGCCGCCCCGGTTGCCCTGGCCGGTGCAGAGGATGTCCACGCCGGGCAGCAGCGTGAACGTGGAGTCAACCGCGCAGGGCTGCTCGATCACCAGCGGGCCCGGGTTCGTGCCTGCGTTGATCGCGGCGATTGCAGCCGTGAGCGCTACCTGGTCACCGGAGGTGCCGGTGATAGTTCCGAAATCCTCTGGATGCGTACCCGTGGTCGATGCCCACCTGGCCGCCGTGGGGGACGTCGCAACCGGCGCAAGCCCCGCTGCGGGTGTGCCCGTGAGGGTCACGCCAATGCCTGCCGCATTGCCGCCCGTGGTCGAGCCCAGGAACTTCCACAGCGAGGTACCCGCGTTGTAGCTGAACCCAACGACGTCGGTCGCCCCAGCCGCGGTGGACAGCACGGGAGCGGAGCCGCCGGTCCCGAAGTCGAACGCGGCGTTCCAGGTCACGAGCCGGGAGCCGGTGCCGTCCTGGGTGAGCCAGATCTGGATGGTCTGCCCGTCAGTGGGGGAGACCGGCGCGGCGAAGGTGGGGCTGCCGGTCAGGGTGACCCGGAAGTCATTGCCCTGCGTCGCCGTGATCGTGATCGTGGAGGCGTAGGAGAGCGAGGCGACCGAGGGCGCGACGTAGCCGGTGTACTCGGCGCCGGACAGCAGGGCGTACCCGGAGCCGCCGCCTCCGCCACCAGAGCCGCCGAGCTGGGAGACCGTGATTATCTTGGTCGTTCCCGCTGGCGACTGGGTTGGGTCAGAGACGTCAACGATGGGGATGACGTCAGCGCCCTCAACCGTGACGATGGCCGGGTAACTCGTGATGTCGGGCACGAACCCCCCTGCTCTGCTGGGCGTGAGTGCGTGCCGGACGGAAGGATGACGGCATGAGCGTCTTCGAACTGTTCAGGCAGACGTGCGATGGCTGCGGCGCGGCGATCGACGACATGGCCAAGCACGTCGTGTGGCACGAGGGACTCAGCGAGATCACGCGGCTGGTTGTCGCACCTGACGTGTCAAAAGAGGACTGGGCCGAGGCCGCAGAGCAAGCCGCAGCGAGACGGCGCGAGGACGAACGGAGCTAGGCGGCGCGGTTAGAACATCGGCTCCCCAGCCTGATCAAGGATCGGTGCGCCGGATTCGTCGTCCAGTTCCTGGGCCTGCCCGGTGCCCCACCACCACGGCGGGCACCAGTCAGCGAGGACCGCGGCGGAGGCCGTGCCAGCAGCAAAGTTGAGCTTCCGCTTGACCTGTGTCACACGCCAGATTCCGGTGAACGCGGACTGGCCGGGCATCCACTGGGTGACCTGGATCACGTCGCCAGGGTTGACGCTCAGCACGTACTCCCACGCCCCGGCAACGCCCGCCATCGCTGCCGCGTCCACGGTCAGCGACGTGACCCGCTGGCGGGGGGTGCCGTAGGTCGCGAACACCCACGAGGCCTGGTCCTGGATCTGCGTGGTGTCCTGCAAGTACGAGGTGAACTGAAGCTGGCAGTCACCGAATTGACCGAGGCTTGCCTGCACCGCTGCCGCGTACTCGGCGCCCGGCCCGAACACGAGGCCGCCGTGGCTCTCACCGGAGCCCGTTGCGGACCCGGCTTCGCCTGCGGGAACGGACGTGACGTCGTACTGCGTGATGGCGATGTCGTTGTACACGCGCTGCGGGTCGGTGTCGAACGTGACGTCCGGCAAGTACGGAACCTGGCCGTAGGCGACCAGCGGGCCGAGATGCCACGCCGGGGACTGGGCGGCGAGATGCGGGCGGGAGAAGTAGCACAGGTTGCCGCAGGTGTCGACATACATCAGCCCGTCGTCGGACTGGACGATGTTGGAGATGTTGTCGCCGCAGCTTTGCCCCGCCGTGTCGAGTTCGGCGACGCAGGCGAGGTCAGCGGGGTCGATGCACCGCTGCGGGCTGGTCACGCCACCGGACCACAGCAGCCGCTCGATGCGGTTCTGCACCGAGTCCCCGAGCGCTGAGGCTTCCGCGGGCGGCACGGGAGCGTCGGGCGGGGCGTAGGACGTGCAGTAGATGTAGGGCAGGATGCCCGAGCCGAGAAGCTGCTCGCCGCCCCCGGTGTTGCCCACCCAGAAGCTGTAGGCCGGCGCGAGGCCGGTGGCCGACAGCCACGCCTCACCCGTCTGCGCGCCCTCGGAGATCGTGAACAGGTTCACGCTTTCGGGCTGGGAGACGGCCGAGGTCAGCTCACCCGCCGTGGCGGTGACGTAGCAGGCGAGGACTGAGCGGTCCACCCCGTGGGAGTAGAAGCTGGACCCGGCGCCGATCAGGTTGAAGAACGGGATGTTGAGGTACGCGTTGCCGTCCGGGTAGTACGTCGGGCCGCCCGCCGCGTTGCCGAAGAACTGGCAGCTGACCGTAGGTGCCGGAAGCTGCCCGAACGCCGAGTACGCCGCGAGGAAGTGCGCCATCACCCTGGCAGCGGGAAGGACGCCCGGGTAGATCGCCAGGTGCGACCACGCGGCGCACGGGATGCCGGTGATCGTGGAGGCCGTGGGAGGTGCCCCGGTGTTCCCCGTCGCTGCGGTTGTGGCCCCGCCGAAGAAGACCCAGTCCCAGTTCGCCGGCATCGACGCCGTCCCGGAGACCGTGGCGATGACGCCGCCGTTCACGTAGACGGTCCACGAGTCCTGCGTCATGGTGACGGTGACGCCCATCCAGGCGCCGTCCCAGAGGTAGTTCTCCGGGTAGATGCTGTAGATCACCGTGGAACTTGCCACGCCGCCGGACCAGGTGGTGAACGTCAGCTGGGAGTGGTTGTCGAGCCACAGCATGGCCAGCGGGCCGTCTTCGTTCGCGGCTTCCCAGATGGTCAGCGGCGCGACGGCGACCCCGGTGAAGGTGAGTTCCCGGCCGGTCATCGGCTGCCCGGTGTAGCCCTGCGGCAGCGGCACTTCGGGAATCGCCGGGGGAATGCTGTACCCCGCGTTGGCGAGGGCGGGCTGCCACCAGATCTCGATGGTTGCCCCGTCAGCGAGGGACGGGAACGTGTCGTTAGCGGACAGGTACCGGCCGCAGGTGGAGACCCCGCTGCCGGTCTGCTGCCACGCCGCGCTCAAGCTGTCCCCGTACATCCAGCCGGACTGCTGCGCGAACTGCTGGATCGCGACGTACGCGAAGACCCCGCCGGCGCCGTTGTACGGCCCGTAGGACCCGATGCCGTTCGGGCTGACGACGATGTCCAGCGCCGTGTCCGACGCGGGCGCGGCGTTCACCAGGGACGTGGCCTGGTTGACCCCGCTGTCGTCGCACGGCCACCACCAGCCGGGCGAGTCAGCGAGGACTTCAGCCCGGTAGCACGCCGGGACGTAGCGGTTGGCCGTGCTCCAGAGGTCAGTTCCGGTGGCGTTGCTGACGCCGCGGAACGTCTTCTCCCACGACTGCGGCCAGCGCTCCATGTTCCGCTGGATGATGTGCCACCTGTTGCCATTCGGCGGCACGCAGCGCAGCCGGATCGGCGTTCCGGGAGTGATCCACGGGTAGTACGGGCTGCCGGGGTTCGACGGGCTCAGGTAGCCGTCCGGATTGTCGAGGGCGATCTCGGTCTCGGATGCCTCGAGCTGGTCGAGCTCGTACTGGATGCCGGTGGTCTCACTCCACGAGCGCATCCGGTGGCCGCCCTGCGGCGACTGAATGTTCGTCCACACCATCTGATCCGGCGGCGTCTGCATCCCGCTGCCGAACGCCGCCTCGGCGATCACGTACGGCCAGACGGTGTTCCTGACGACCGGGACGGGCGAGGGTGCGTCAATCACCGCAGCGAGGATCATGCCGGACAGGTTCTCCGCACCGACCGCCGTGGCGGTGATGTTCTGGCCTGCCGTGGAGATGGTGCACGCGGCGGTGAGGACGGCGTCCGAGGAGGCGTCGGTCCCGTTGGCGCAGGTCACGGTGGCCAGCGACGTCCAGCCGTACGGCTCCAAGGCGGTCTGCGCCGCGACGGAGTCCCCGCAGGCTGCGGCGAGGAAGAACGTCACCTGGGGCGTTGCGGAGGCCCCGGTGTCGCTGATGGGGTGAAGGACCGGGCTCAGCACCCCGGCCGTGTACGTGTCACTGATGGTCCCCGCCGGGCAGTACATGTCCAGCGATGTGGCAGCGGGCGCGGAACCGGCCGAGGCCAGGGTCAGGTCCCAGTCCCCGAGCCCGGCGACCTCCACGACCAGCACCGAGAAGCCGGGCGCGTAGCCGTTGGGGGCCACGTAGACGTACCCGGGCGGCCGGATCAGGTTCGGCGTGTACCAGATGGTGGTCCGCGAGCCGCCCGAGGCGTCTGAGGGGGCCTGAGGACGCCACCAGGAGCGGACGTCGTCGCCGCAGTTGATGGTCACCGGGGACTGCGCCGCGTGCCAGCCGATGACGGTGAACAGCCAGTTGCCCGCGGTCGGGACGCCCGTGCCACCGCCGACCGACGAGGCTACGTCCAGGGCGACGACCGTCGAGGCGTTCAGCGGCAGCGACGGCCCGAACACGGGGTTGTGCGGCGTGGTGTCAGCCCACTGGTTGACGACCTGCGGCGCGGCGAACTGGGACGCGGTGAAGCTGGACGTGCACTGGATGCTGGCAACGGCCCACGTGAGCGTGACACGGCCCGCGAACCCGGACCCACCCGCTGCCCCGTCCCCGCCGCCTCCGCCGCCACCGGGGCCGCTGAGGGGCGTCAGGCCGCCAGGCTGGCCCGAGGCACCCCCAGCCGCACCAGGACCGCCCCCGGTGAGCGCGACACCGCCAGCACCCGCTACGGATGAGGTGGCGTTGCCGCCCGCGTTGCCGACCGAGCCGGCTGCAGCGGATGACCCGCCGCCTCCGCCGCCGCCTGAGGCACCGGTACCGCCGCTGCCGCCGTTGTAGTGCGCGGTCGCTGACGACCCGGTACCGCCAGCACCAGCCGACGTGGTCCCGGCACCAGCCGAGCCGCCGTGAGCGGTGACCGTTACCGAACCATCGCCAGGGAAGAGGGAGTTGCCGCCAGCCGATCCGGCCGAGCCGAGGGAGGTTGACCCGGCCCCGCCAGTACCGACCGTGACGCTGTAGGTGTCCCCGGGCGTGGTCGCGACGATCTGCGCCGCGTACTCCCCGCCACCACCTGCACCAGCACCGCCAGAGGACTTCGCGCCCCCGCCGCCGCCAGCGCCCCAGCATTCGGCGAGGACCGAGAAGACGCCGGCGGGGCATGTCCACACGGGCGGCAGGACGTAGGTGAGCAGGATCTGGCCGCTGGCGCCGTTCCCGCCAGCGGTGCCGCGCCCCGGGCCGAGGCCGCAGGATCCCCCGCCCCCGCCGCCGGGGAAGCTTCCGGGCTGGCCGTTGGCGGCGAACGCCGAAGCGTAGGTGCCGCCGGTCCCGCCGGCACCGCCGCCTGACGGAGCGGTTCCCCCGTTGCCGCCAACGCCGTCACCCGTGGGAACGGACGGGTTCGGCGTGGACGACAGTCCGCCGATCTGGCCGGCTGCCCCGGCTGACGCGGTCCCGGCTGAGCTTCCGCCACCGCCGCCACCGCTGGCCTCCTCGCCGCTGAGGCCCGTCAGCCCCGCACCGCCAGCACCGCCAGCGTGGGCGATCGGGGCTGACCCGGCCGTTCCGCCTGCCCCGGCCGCGTAGCCGTTGGTGCCGCTGCCCTGGCCGCCGTTCGCGGTGACCGTGACCGAGGTGCCGGTGAAGCTGGTAGTCCCGCCAGCGGTTCCGGGGTACATGCCGTTGGTCGTGACGAGCAGGCCGCCAGCGCCGCCCTGGCCGACGGCGAAGTTGTACAGGTTCGGGTACGAGACAGCGACAGCAGTGTTCGCCGCGTAGGCGCCACCACCACCTGCGCCACCCGAGCCGCCGTTCCAGACTCCGCCGCCACCGCCAGCGCCCCAGGCCTGGACGGAAACGGACGTAACGCCTTCCGGGCACTGCCACTGACCTGACCCGCTGAGGACAACCACCTGGGGGCCAAAGGTTACGAAAGCCATATCAGCTCACGACTGCGACAAAATCAGGCCGCCAGCTGCCGGCGCTAGCTCGTCCCCAGGTGGTATAAGCAGGGGCGCACCGGCCCATACGCCCTGGAACTGGCGCACGGGGGTTGCTTGCGTGGTCCAGATCTCGGCGCCGGTCACTGCCCACGGCGTGGTGCCGCTGTTGGTCCAGAGCGGGACCGACGTGTTGGACGTGAGCGCGGGGGTGCCAGTGGGCGTGGCCCACGTGACGAGCAGGCCCCCGGCTGTGTAGCCGGTGGCGACAAGCTCGGTCATGTACCCGCTGCCCGTGGGGGCCGTGGGCGCGGTCGAGCCGAGCCGCAGGTGCACGCCAGAGATCGACGGGTAGGCAGCGATGCCCAGGGCTGCTGCCATGGACGTTGCCGCAGCGCCGGAATCCCAGCCGCCCATCAGCCCGCTCGCAGGACCATAGGTGGCGGGCTGATCCGCACCGGCCGGCAGGGCACACCGCTGGCGATGGCTGCCTGCCCGTGGTCATGGGGAAGCGGGCAGCAGCCGCACTGCAGGAGCAGGTGACCGCTCAGGACATCGGCAGCGAAGACGGAGGCACCGCAGCGCAGGCAGGTCACGGTCAGCATCTCGCTCCCTTCCGGGGCGTTACGCTGGCTGGCGTGAGCATGAAAGCCGAGTGCCCGGCCTGCAAGGCGTATCTCTCCGGCGTCTGGGACGCGATGGAGTACGGCGGTGCCTGCCCGAGTTGCGGACTGCCAGGGACCGCCATCGCCGATGTCTACGCAGCGCGCAAGACGAACGCCGAGAAGGAACTACTCGCCAAGTACGAGGAGGCGGTCATCCGCGCGGGGAGGGCTGAAGCCGAGCGAGATATGCTGCGCGGCCACCTTGAGGCCATTGACTCCGAGATGCGCGTCTGGCAGGCGGATGAAAAGCACCTGGCGAAGGCCGAGGGCTAAGTTCCGCGCCCCGAGAGCTGCAGCCCGCTGCCCGTGTTCCGCCGCGCGTGCTGGAGCGTGTACGTCTGCACGACCTGCGCGATCTCCTGGCCGCCGACTTCCAAGTGAAAATGCATCGTCTGCGACCCGCCGCCACCGCCTGAGCCGCCCCCGGCAACGATGGGCATCGGATGGGCCGTCGACCCGCCGCCGTAGCCGGAAGCCCCCCGGGACGCGACGATGGCCAGTTCCCTCGCCGCCGCGCCCACCATCGGGCCGCCCGACGTGATGCCGCCCGCCATGCCCGCCGCGAACTGGGAGCCCATGTCGAACGCCACCATCGACGGGGAGTGGATCTTTAGGTCCTTCTGCATCTCGGTGACGATCTGCGACGCCAGGGACTTGATCGCCGTCGTCACCGAGCCGAGCTCGGACTTCAGGCCCTGCGCGAGCCCTTCGCCGATCTGCGACCCGGACTCGTAGGTGGCGTTCGCCCCGGTCGTGCCCAGCTGCTTCGCGGCGGCCCCGATCTGCTTCTGCAGCGACGCGATTTCCTGCACGCCCTTGGTGCCGCCGGACAGCATCATCTTCGAGGCTGACAGGCCCCCGCCGCTGACGCCGGCCTGCAGAAGCTGCTGCAGGGACGTCGGGTCCAGGCCCTCCGCCTTGAGCTTCTTGATGTCGCCCGTGAACGCGCGGGTCTGGCTCAGGTACTGCTGCAGCTGCCCCTGGATGGAGTCGCTGGCCGTCAGGGACGCCGGGGCCTTGATGTTCATCGTGTTGCCGGTCATCTGGTTCGCCGCGGCGACGGCCTGGGCGTTCTGCTGCGCGAGGTCGAGCGGCGTCCCGGCCGACCCGTACGGCGAGGAACTGGTGCCCGACGACGACGATGAACTGCTGGACGACGACCCACCTGATGTCACGTTCCCGGCGAACGTCGCCACGTTCGCGCCGGCAACAGTGGCCTGGTCCACCGACTTGTACAGGGCATCGGCTGCGGTGATCTTGGACTCGATGTCCTTGCGCTGCTTGGCGAGCGACATCAGGCGCTTGTTGTCGGCGTCGAGCCACGCCGAGATGCCGGTCTCCTGCGACGGGGAGATGGTCCCGGCCTTCAGCGCGCCCTTCAGGTCGGTCTGGAGCTTGGCGATCGTGTCGGTGATCGTTTTGTCGGTGAACGGCGCCGTGATGCCCTTGGCGGCGTCTTTCGCTGCCGTGGCGAGCTGGGACTTGCCGCCTTCGAGGCCGAGGATGTAGCCCTTCACGTCGTCCTGGGCGATGCCCTTGAAAACCTTGGACGGGGACTGCGTGCCGTGGGCCGCTTTCACCGCTGCCGTGACTTCGTTGGCCATCGTCCGCGCTGCCGCTACGGCTGCCCCGGTGGACGCGGCGATCCCGGCTGCCAGGCCCGCGCCGAGGGCGGCGCCTGCTGCCGAGCCTGCGCCGCCGAGGGATGACAGGGCGGACTTGATCTCGGCCACGACATGCTGCGCTGCCGCTTCTGGCTGCCCGGCGCCGCCGTTGATGCCCGAGGCGAGGCCCGTGTCGAACGAGCGGCCGGCGGAGGACCCGGCTGAGTTCAGCGACGAGGACAGGGCGGTCAGGCCGGACAGTTTCGCGTCGGACAGGTCGACGGTGACGCCGTGGATCTTGACGTTGCTCGCGGCCTTGTTGATGCCTGAGGTGTCTACCTTGTCCACCTGGGCGGTAGCGGGGACCTTGGTGTCGCCGCCCTTGAGGCCCGAGGTGTCGGCCTTGTCGACCTTCGCCTCGGCGGGGACCGGGACCTTCGGGCCGCCCAGGTTCAGGGACTTCACCATCGCGCCCGGGTCGATCTTGGGTTCCACCTTGACCGGCAGCGGCAGTGCCGATCCGCCGGACAGCTGGTGCGCCAGCGCGCCCGTGTCGATGTGGCCGCCCTTGACGTCGACCTTCGGGTCGACCGTGACCGGCCAGTGCAGGGTCTGCGGCTTCAGGTTGGAGCCGAGGCCGGGAATGATCTGCCCGAGCGCTTCCTTCGCGGCGCTCCCCAGGCGGCTTGTCAGCCCCTTGGGCAGCGTGTCATAGTCCTTCTCGTACTTGTCAGCCAGGCTGAGGATCTGGGTGAGCGGGTTGCTGCTCTTGCTCCCGCTGCCGCTGGCCTGGTTGCCGAGGTTGAGGATGCTCTGAAGCTGGGAATGCAGGCTGCTGAGGTTGATCTTCTCCAGGGCGCCGAGGCTGCCGGCGATCTTCCCGATCTGGGGGGCCGCCTGGGACGCGTCGTTCATGATGTCCTGCATGGCGCCAGCCAGGCCCTTGACCACACTGCCGGTACCGGGGCCGATGGCCTTCAGGAGGCCGTCGAACGACTTGATGAACGACTCGGACCCCTTGAGCCCCTCGCCGCCGAACGCGTCGCCGATGTACTTCCCGACACTGGAGATCGCCGACCCCGCCGACTTGACCGCTCCCGGGGTCTCCTTCAGCAGGTCGTTGAAGGTCTTGACCGCGCCGCCGGACTCCATGAACGTCTGGAGATTCTTGATGCCCTTGTCGAGCAGGCTCCCGCCGAGATTCGCCGCCGGCTTGAGGAACTGCGACATGCCCTCGGACACCGCCGACAGGGCATCCCCGGTGACCCGCAGCACCTCGGGCTGGAACGATTTCGCCATCGAGTCGTACTGCGACTGCAGGTTCCCGAACGCCTGGATGACAGGGCGGATCGTGGCCGGCACGTCGGCGTAGGCGGCTTTCAGTTTCGCCGCGTCGGTGGCTGCGTCCGCGATGTTGGAGGTGGTCGGGTCAAGCTTCGCGACCTGCTCAGCCTGCGTCCACGTCTTGCGTGCCGTCGCGACGTTCTCGTAACTCGACTCGATCTTGGACAGGGTCGGCAGCGCGAGAGCGGCGAACCCGCCGAGCGCGACACCGCCGCCCGCCGCAGCCGTCGCGAATGCCGGGCCGAGGCCGCCGACCAGCCCGATCAGGCCGCCGATCGCGCCCGTCATCGGCGACAGTTTGGACGTGATGGGATCGAACGCCTCGGAGACCGACTCCCCGAACCCGCCGACGCCTTCCTCAGCGTCGCCCGCGCCGGCAGCAACGCCCTCAAGGCCGGCAGCCGCGCCCTCAACCACCGGTGCGGCGTCACCCAGGGCAGCGGCCACATCGTCGTACTGGCCAGCGAAGTTGTGCAGGCCGTCAACGACCCTCGGGACGGTCCCGCCGAACTGGCCGAGATGGCTCTCGGCATCATCCAGCCCGTCGCTGAGCGAGTCCATCCGCATCTGGATGTCTTCCAGCGCGGACGCCGTCGTGCCGCCCCTGGCCCCGACTTCGCCGAGACTCTGGCCAAGGTCCTCAAGATCGTTGTGCAGGCCTGCGGTGGAGATGTCCGCCCCGCCGGCAGCCTGGTCGAACTCGCGAAGCTCGCCCGACAGCGCCGAGAACCGCTCGTTGGCTTCCGAGATCTCATCAGCCGTGGCCGCGATCCCGGACGCCTTCGCAGCGCCGCCGCCGGCACCCGCAGCGTCCATCGCGGTTACAGCGGCGGCGGCCTCGGCCGCCTCGTCCCGGACGTGGCCGAGGGAACTGGCCAGCGCATCCGCCGACGCCGCATCCCCGGCCAGCCCTGCGCCTGACGTGCCCAGCGAGTCAAGCGCCGCTTCGGCCTCAAGGGCTTCGTCACGCAGGTGCCCGAGCGCCGTGGCGTCAGCATCAGCGGCCGGGGCAATGTCCGCGATGTCGTCGCCAGTGGTGGCGAGCGACTGGACCGCGGCCTCAGCCTCTGCGGCGTCGTCCCGCATCGAGGCGAGACCCTTGGCGGCAGCCTCAGCACCAGCGGCGACGTCGCCGACCCCGGCGCCGGCGTCCCGGATCGACTTGAGCGCCTTGGCTGCTTCCTCAGCGTCGTTGCGGAGTTTGCCTGCCGCCTCGGCGGCGGACCCGAAGGCGCCGCTGATTGAGCCAGCCGACGCCTCGGCGTCCTTCAGCGCTGAGGCGAGGTTCCGCGCTGCCTCAGCGGCATCCTCAAGAGCCCCGGCGCCTTCGACGGTGATATCTACGTTGCCTTCGACGTCAGCCACGGGTCACCCCCGTCCGCCGTCTCAGCAGGTCAGATCACAGTCCGGACGCGTCGAAGATCTCCTGGACGACCTCCTCCATCACCCCGGGCAGCGCACCGTCAGCCCACGAGATCGTCCGCTCGAGGTAGTGAGCGCCTTCCTGGTGGACGTGGCGCGCGAACGTTCCGTCGAAGTGCAGGAACCCCATGTGGACCTTGCCGGTGCGCTTGTCCACGTACGTGTGCTTCGGCTCGATGTCGCCGCCGTAGTTGCGGAACGACGCATACAGCGGAAGGTGGGTGCGGAACGTCACGCCGCCGTCAGACACTTCCGTGCCCTCGGAGTCGGCCAGCGCCCCGGTCAGCTTGGGCGTATAGCCCCTGAATGCCTCAAGCAGTTCCGGGGCGAACTTCTCCGCGATGGTGCGCGGGCAGTTCTCGAGTTCCCCGGCGAGCTTGTCCAGCGCGTCAGCGAGGCCACCGAGGTCCACGGGCTAGCCGCCGTTCTCTATGGCGCGGATGCAGGACTTCATCGGGTTGAGCCACCGGTACATCCCGAGCGGGAGCGCTTGGACCTGCGGTGGCAGCAGGTTGTGCTCCAGGAACCACCGGCAGTCCGAAGCGGTCCTAGGGTCCAGGCCGGGCGGAGGTTCTGCTACCTCACCTTTCAGCCACTGTCTGAGCCAGAGCCATCCGTCGTACTCGTCTTGGGTTCGGGCTCTTTTGGGCCGGCCGGGCCGTCCAGCGCGGCAATGTGAGGCTTGGTGGCCTCATTCAGCGTCTTGCCCGCAGTCAGCGGCAGGAGCTTGCGCGATTCCGCGGAGTAGGGCAGCGGGATGTGCGGCACCGCGCCCTCGGCCGCGTAGGACCAGTCCAGGATCAGCGAGGCGAACAGGGCGTCACGGCGCTGGGCCAGCATGTCGGCGGTGAGGCGCAGCTTCGGCTTCGGTACGCCCTCGCCCTCCTCGTCGGCGTCGGCGTCAGCTTCCTCGGCGGCCTTTTTCGCCCAGGCCTCCTGAATCACATTGCGCCACGCGTCGTCGTCGGCTGCGGTGAGCGAATCGGGATCCCGGAGTTCCACCCAATGACTGCCGGGCCCCGGGATTTCGATTCGCATAGTGCCTCCTGGTCGAACACGTGTGTGGACCGCCATTGATGACGGTGAGTAGCGATAGAATGACTAGACGAAGGATCGCCGCCGCGATTAGGCCCGCGACGGCGATCTGCCGGACAGCACCTAGATGAGACCTAGGAGTGCACGACATGGAACAACTTACGCTTGACGGTGGCACGGTGCCGATCTGCACCGCCTCGGCCGATGACCTCTTCCGCTGGTGCCGCATGGCGAACGTGGTCGCCTTTGAAATGCTCGGCTACCGGAACAGCTGCATTCTGACGTCCCACGCCCTCACTGCGTTTCTGCGCCAGAAGGGACTGGATGCCGAGCCGTTCCGTGCCGAGGTGCATGTGCACCATCTGACGGACCGCACCGTTTCCGGCTGCGGGCTGGGCTGGGACGGCGACGGGACGCGGCGCCCTGCCGCCGAACCCGGCTCCTGGCGCGGTCATCTCGCCGTGATGTGCGACGGCTACGTGCTTGACCCGACGATCGACCAGGCCGAGGTTGGCGGCAAGACGATCCAGCCAGCCGTGTTCGCCATGCCGCCGGGCTGGGATGACGGCAAGAGGCACATCTGGACGGAGAGCGGACTCCAGGTCAGCCACCAGCGCTACCGCCGGCAGATCGGGTGGAAGTCAGCACAGGCCGCCCGGCCGATCCACTGGCGGGACGTGCTGACCGTGATGCAGAACTCCGAGGTGTACGGAGACTGGCGATGAGCGCATCAGCCGCGCTCGAGCTAGTGCCAGCATCCACAGTGGAAGATGAGCCTGAGCGCTGGCTGCCCGTCGTGGACTTCGGGCACTACGAGGTCAGCAGCCTCGGCCGTGTCCGCAGCATTGACCACGACGTCATCGCAGCCAACCGATGGGGCGGCCAGAATGTGCGCCGCCTCCGCGGTCGCATGCTTGAGGGCACGTGGGATCACACCGGCTACCTGATGGTCTCGATGTACCGGGCTCCCGGCGAGAAGCAAGAGAAGCGGCCCGTGCACCAACTGGTCGCCGATGCCTTCATCGGCGAGTGCCCTCCTGGCCAGGAGGTGCGTCATGGGCCGAACGGGAGGACGGATAACCGGGCGTCGCAACTCTGCTACGGGACCAGGAAGGAGAACGCAGGTGACAAGAAGCGCGACGGCACGGAGTTTTACTCCAGCCGCGATGAGTGCGGCGCAGGTCACAAGTACACGCCCGAGACAAGTTACGTCCGCAACAAGCCTGACGGGACGTTCAAGCAGCGCGTCTGCCGGATCTGCGAGGCCGACGCTCATCAGCGGCGCGCGGAACGGCTGAAGGAGAACCCGCCACCGCCGTGCACCAAGCCCGGCTGTGACGATCCCCAGCTAGCCAGGGGCCTGTGCAACAAGCACTACAAGCAGTGGCGGAAGGCCCAGCCCAAGGCCGCGTAACCTGATGTCCGTTTCAGTACCCGCTTATCCCGTTCTCCAAGGTGATCTGCACAGCGCCCCACCCGCCCGAGTTGCCCACGTTCACGGTGTTACCTCCCAAAATACCTGAGGTTTGGTACCCGAAGGTGGTTTTGCCCGGTGTGAGCTGCGCCTTGTTAAATGCCCCGATGTGGGCCGCCACGGAGAACGACACGAGACCCGACCCGCTGCCCCCGTTGCTGGTTGTCCACAAAAGGGTAGGTTGTACATTATTGATGTAGTTCAGGAGGGCACTCTGATCTACCGCCGGCGAGTACAGGAGGTCAAATGTCCCATCTAGGGGACCTCGTGCTATTACGTACGGGGCTTCCTGTCCGTCGATAGCCGGAATTGGCTCGACATCGCGGGTCAAAGTGACCGTCCATTCGGCCACATTGTAGATAGATGTGCCCCCAACGGTGGATGTGCCTTTCCACGCAGGGATCGCCCGCACCGAGGACAGGGTGGGAGTCACCGCCGATGCTGGTGCCTGCTGCGGCCAGCCTGTGAAGCTGCCAGACCACATCAAAAGCCCCGTAGCTGCACCAGTCAGCTTAAGCTGTGACATGCAGCAGTACGGGTACTGGTCGGTGTAGTAGTTCGCGGATCCGCCCGTCTGGTTCCGGTCCAGGATCGCGTGGCTCGGTGGCTGGCCTGAGATGTTCCCCGTTGCCGACGCCGGGTTCAGCGTCGAAAACACGTGCGTAAAGGGAGCTACTACGGTCGTAACGGTCACGGCTGACGCGTGCGCGAACCGGATCGGCGTCGTCGCCGCGACCACGATGGAGGTGACCCCAGACCCGGTCCCCACCGTCACGATCTCGGCGAGGCTGCCGGTGTCGATCTGGATGTAGGTGCCGGCCGTGGCGGCGGTACCGGTGGTAACGGCGATCGGGCCGGCGCCGGGAGTGAGCGCGCTGGAGGTCGTCCAGGTCGGCGTGCTCGCGGTGCCGGTGTCCGTCCAGTCGCCGAGCATGTTGGCCAGGATGTGGCCGATGGTGTCGCCGAACAGGGGCGAGTCCGGGACCGTCATCTCAGTCCAGAACGCGGCAGGCTGAATGTCGAAGATCGACGTCATCGCGCCGCGGAGTCCCTTGTCCTCCACATAGTTCAGCTTCGGATCTGGGGCAAATCCGGCAACTGGGACTTCCACGTACCCTGCGGTCGGCGGCTGCCCGTACCCGGCCAGTTCGCGTGCGATGCCGAGGTACCGCTCTGCAGGCGGGAAGATTGGGCTCGGAACGGCCAGGTTGCTCACGGAAACCACCCGTTTCTGTCAGTCAATGGGCAGGTGGGATAGCCGGGCCGGGCCATTGCCGTCCGGTAGGTCTGCGGGGAGGTGCAGGTCAGGCGCCGTCAGTGCCGCTGGGCAGCGCGGAGGCGAGCGGGGGCGGCGTCACGGGCCTGGGCGCAAGTGGCGGCAGGGCCGCAGCCGCAGGAGCGCTCTCAGCCGCTTCCGGCTCCGGGTCAGCCAGCCGCTTGGGCAGCGGCCCGTCACTGGCGAACCAGTCAGCGGTTGGGGCGGGGAACCACCAGGCGCGCTCGTCAGCGTCTTCCGGAGGTGTGGCGCCGAAGGGAGCGTCGAACTCGCGCTCAGCACCGGGCTCGACGTAGCCCACGATGTCCGCGTGAGCGTCCCGGGACTCAGGAAAATTGGAGGCTACGCAGCCGCAGAAGGTGAAACTGCTGGGCATGACGGCCTCCTGGGGCTAAAGAGCGGCAGCGAGTGGGACGATGGCGCGCATGGTCACTGATGAGCAGGTGGCGTTCCTGCGGGACCGGTTCAGCGAGGACGAGGCGTCCGCGAAGGCTGCATGCCTGTTTGGCAGCGGGAACTGGGTGCAGGATGACCCCGGCCGGTATCCGGGCCACATTGACTCCGACACCGGCACTGTCACCTACGACGAGGGTTCACCGACCCACGATCAGGCTGCGCACATCGCCCGCCATAACCCGGCGCGGGTGCTGCGCGATGTGGAGGTCTGGCGCAGGATCCTGCTGGAGTACGGGACCGCAGGCCTGGACGCGAAGTACGCAGGCACCGAGCGGGAGACCGGGTTCCAGCTGGCGCTCAGCTTCGCCCTGAAGTCCAAGGCCGCGGTCTACAAGGACCACCCGGACTACGGGAGGCTGTTCGGATGAGCGAGATGGCGCAGCGCAGCAGCCTGCCCGCGGTACCGAGCACGCAGAGTTTCGGCGACCTGCTCGGCCGCTACATGTGGGTCCAGGAGGTCGCGATGGACTGGGGCTGGATGAACGGGGTGCTCACGATCCGGGGCAACCTGAAGCCCGATCCGGACGCCGCCAGCCCGTCAGCTTTGCGCCGGTCGTTCCTGGACTCGCTAGACGCCGTGATGGCGATCATGGAGGCGGCCGGGGCGAAGTGGGAGTCGCATCCGGAGGTCGAGATCGTCGGCAGTGCGATTCACAAACTTGGCGGTGGTCAGGAGTTCGCGGGTATCGAGTGCCGCTGCAAGCTGGAGATCTTCGGCTAGCGCGTCTTCGGCGTCAGGTTGGAAGCGGTGCCGCGCTTGGCGTGCTTGAGCGGCTTGATTTCCTGCGGCGCAGCGATCCGCATCTCGGTGACCAGGAACCGGAACGTGCCGGTGACGGGCTTGCCGTCCTCGCCCAGGTGCAGCTTCGCGGGCGTGCGGTAGATGGGCTGCCCGTCCTCATCGGTGAACATGACGACCTCGGCCCAGATGATGCCGCTGGCCTTGGCGTGGAGCGTGATCTCCGAGATGGTCGTGACCGGGCCGTCAGCGTTGAAGGGCGCGACGCCCCACCCGGCGATGGCCCATCTGGTGCCCCGCGCATGAACCGGCCACTCGATTCCGATCTCGCCGATGGCGTCGTCCCACTCGTGCGCCTGGACTAGGTCGTCGTCTGCCACGGCTGCTGCGCTCTCAGGCATGAGACCTCCCAGGTGGCGTGACGTGCGACGATGGCGAAATGAGCGAAACCGAAGCGCTGCCAGCCGGAACGACCGTCTACTTCTGCCCGCTGTGCGGATGGTCGCATCCCCAGTTGCCGCCGACTGAGCAGGAACTGATGGAGGCTGCAGCGGACCCGATCGTGACCTACCTGCACCGCAAGTTCCGCGATGTGGAGGCCGCGGTTGAGGCGCACCTGAACACGCACGGCCTGCTCGACTGGCTGAACGAGGTGAGCCGTCTGCGGTCAGAGCTGGACGCCTCGCAGGAGGCATTCCGCCGGCTGGAGGTGGAGAGGCAGAACGGGGAACGCGACGCCGCAATGGTTGCGGCCGTCCTGACGCGCAAGCTTGGCGGGACCGTGCTGGTGACCGACCTCGACCTCGTTCAGGAGAGCGCGGCGCTCGTGCGGGTTCCTGAACCGCACGGCTTCACGCTCACCATCGTGAGTCACCCGTAGGCGTCCTGCACGTAGTTGAGCAGCGTCGCCGTGAACGCCGCCCCGCCTGCTGGCTGCGCGATCCCGGCCAGCGAGTACGTGGCGGAAAGGTAGTTTCCGGTCGTGATCGGCTCGCCTGTCAGCCACCCGGAGCGCGGCATCGTCAGCGTGACCGAGCAGCCCCCGGCGAGGACGGGCTGCACCAGCGAGTGAACGACGGGGTCCTGCGTGTTGCCCCAGAAGTTGTCGAAATCGTCCGTGTTCTCAAAGATCGCCGTGTACGTCCCGTCCGCCTGCAGCGGCCCCGGCCAGATGCCAAGCGGCTGCTGACTGTTGGCGATGACGGGGCAGATGCCCAGGTCCCGGTGCAGGGTCAGGTCCATCTGCTGGCCACGGGTTGACGCGCCGCCCCCGGTGGTGACCGCCCACGCCCACCCGTAAGCAGGCTGAGCGGACGTCCCTTCCCAGGCGAAGGTCTCCACCGCAGCAGGCGGGAAGCCGGACGCGCTCGCGGTGAGCTTCGCCATCCCGTCGCTGCCGATCTTCACCGCCAGCGAGGAGACGACGGTCCCTGGCCAGCCGAGCGGTCCCGTGCCGTCGTCCATCGTCAGGCTCCAGCGGGGCCAGGAGAACGTCGGCCCTTCGGAGTTCTGCGTGAACACGTGCTGGCTCTGCGAGACCGCCGTGTCGCCGTCAGGGTGGGCGAACCGCAGCGGCGTGGTCAGCGGCACCGTGTACGGCCCGGAACCTGTCGGAGTGCCTGCCTGCGCGTACTCCAGCGCGGCACCGGAGCCGAGCATGAGCACCGCGCCAGCGGCAGGCTCAGCGGCGAGGGAGACAGCCTCAGCGCCTGCGCTCGCCGCCGCCGTGAGCGTGGTGGTGATGCCGGGGGTGCAGTCGTCCGGCCCGATGACGCTGGCCAGCCAGAAGCCGATCAGGTCCGGGTACAGGCCGCTGGGGATGACCCACTCCGACCATGCCGGGCCCTGGAGCAGGTCCTGGAGCTCGGAGTCGCTGCCGCGCAGCGCGATGTCCCGCAGGGGGGTGATGACCTGCTTGTACTTGGCACCGGAGGAGAAGATCACCGGGAACGTGGGGAGTTCGTAGACGCCGGGGACGGACTCAGCGGCGATGCCGAGCTTGGCCGTGCGGCTCAGCACCGACACGGCGGCCTCCCGGCGCTATCGTGGCGGCCATGACCGCGAGCACGAGGATTGACAACCCGCTTGAGCTGCACTCGGCTTGCGTGCCGTGGCTCGGCCATTCATCACAGGTCAGGGTGCCGTGGCTCGGTGCCGTGACGGGCTACATCCCTGCGACAGTCGTCTCACTTGCCGGCAACGTTGAGCCGGGCGATGGCGCGGACATGACCAGTGCCGGTGTGGCGCGACTGCACCTGCTGACGCGCGCCCACGAACTGATCACGTTCCTGGCCGCCAGCGGCTGGGTGCTGAACGACGCTCCCGTGATGGACTTCCGCGGTCACCTTGAGAGTGGCCGCTGGACTATCGGCGGCGAGATGGCCGAGCCGCCTCAGGAGTACGGCATCTGCCTGTCGGTGAGCCTTGAGTTGATCGCGAGCGGACTCCACCGGGTGTAACCTTCCCGCCAGCGCGCAACGGGGGAACGTCAGCCGCGCCAGGGGGAGAACATGAACGCTGACATCAAGCCGCGCCGCAGTAACCAGCGGTGGCCCATCGTGGACGTGATCGCCGGGGGCGTACTCGTGCTCGCCCGGCTGATCGCGCCAGGGGTTCCGGGGCTGGTCTTCAGGGACAGCATCAGCCAGGTGCAGGGCATCTGCGCGTCGAACTTAGGGACGTTAGCCCAGACCGCTGACTCATCGGTTGCGCATGGCTGCGCGAATGCATCCACCGCGATGACCGTGCTCAACGTCGCCGCCGCAGTCGGCGTCCTGCTGCTGGCAGTCGGGGGCGCGAACCTGCTGCTCAGGGCGATCCGGCAGGCCCAGCACGGCTAGCCGTTCACCTCGAAGTCGTCACCCTTGTAGACGACGGACGCCAGAAGCGAGTTGGACTGCGGGATCGTGACCGATGGGTCCTGCTTCTCGTAGGTGACCGTGCGCGGGTTCTCGGCGACGGACAGGAACCTGCCGCCGTGGCTCTTGTCGCCGAGCGGCCCCCGGATCCGCTCGATCAGCAGCGCCGCGGCGTTGTCGAGGTTCTGCTGTTCCGTCTCCGGGATGCGGCTGGTTCCGCTCGCGCCCGCCGTTGCGCCTTGTGCCTTGAGCGGCCACAGAAGCGTCAGGACGAACGTGTACTGGGGCCGGATGCGCTGGTTCGAGACGCGGGGGTCGGCGACCGGCCGGGCGTCCACGTAGATGCCGTGCTTGTTCTTTGCGAGGTGGGCACCGGGCCAGTACGCCTGCACCACGTCCCACGGGCCACCGTCTTCGGCGAGCAGCGATGGGAGCGAGTCGGTCGCCGTCTGGAGCCAGGCCGCCTCGCGGGCAGCGGCGTCAGCCGTTGTCAAGCCCGGCCCCAGTTCGTCAGGATCGCCACGGCGTCCGCGTGCAGCGCGCCCGGGTCGTGACCGGGGCCATCGGCTTCCGGGTCGAGCTCGCGGATGATGATCTCCGCCGTCAGCAGCTTGTTCGCCCGCACCAGCGGAGCCGGGACGGCCACCGTGTAGCCGCCGGAGTAGGTGCAGCGGACCCGTGAGCCGATGGGGATGAACTGGCCGAGCTGGAACCACAGATGCCCTGTGTCGTCCGGCCCGTCGAGGATCTGCGACGGGATCAGCGTCTCGGTGCCGCCGTAGGAGCGGATGATCTCCACGGTCAGGCCCGAGTAGGCCCACATGTCCTGGTAGCGCGGCGGGTGCTCGTGCAGCCAGGCGTGCCGCACCAGCGTCACCGCGCCGAGCGTTGTCGCGTAGGACAGGCCGAGGGTGCCCTGGATGTCCATCGGGATGTTCGCCGACTCGGCGTACTCGTCGGGGTCCAGGGCTGAGGCGCGAAGGGTCTCGGTGATGGTGAACGGCGCCAGGCGCCGCTCGGTCAGGTCCTCACAGGCCCGCGTCCCCTCGAGCAGGAAGTCCTGCAGCGCTTCCGGCTCAATGGCCGACGCCAGGTCGCTGAATGGCCCGATGCCGAAGTCGGCGAGAGACGCGAGGCTGGTACCGGGGTCGCCCACGCCAGCCTCCCGCTGCTGCTAGGTGCTACGGCTTCGCGGCAGGCTTGGCCGGCGCTGGCTCAGCCTTGACCGCTGGTGCGGCCGGTGCCTGCTTTGGCGCTGGCGCGGCGGCCTTTGCCTCGTCCTCAGTGGCCACGGAGTACCCGCCGCCGCGGATGCCGAGCAGCGACCGGGCCAGGTCGCCAGGGACTTCCTCCACGTCGCCGTCGTGTTTCCAGGTGATGCCCTCGACGGTCGAGCCGCCCTTGTCCTTGCGCAGCAGCACAGCAGGCGCCTTCCTGATCTGGTGACCGCGCAGGTCCCGGCGGCTGAAGCCGGGACCTGCGCGGTCGGGGCTTACACGCTGACGGAGACGCGGTACAGGCGCCCGAGGAACTTCAGCGCGCGGACCGCGAAGGTCGTGTCACCGATCAGGGCGTACGGCAGCGTGTCCGGCGAACTGGTCGTCGGGTACACGTCCAGGGGAACGGCCTCGCGGACGTACGGGCGCACGACGTTGCCCGGGTCGCGGCTGATCAGGTAGAGGTTCTCCTGGCCGACCGAGGGCGGCAGCATGGCCGCGACCGTCCCGATGTAGGCCGTGGGCAGGATCGACGGCACAACCGACCCGCTGGACTGCTGCGGGATGAGCGCCGCGCCAGTGTCCACGATCTGGTTGGTGAGGATCTGCGTCACGCCATCGGACTGCAGGCCCACCGTGGCGTCCACGTAGCCGAGGAACGTCTCGCTGCCCGACGCGCCAGCGGCTGCGGTGCGCCACACCTTGTACAACTGAGGCGCCAGGCCATCGAGGCCGGTCGGCGGGGTGAACGACAGCACCGCGGCGTTGCCGGTCGTGACCGCCTGCGACACCTCGACCGAGGGCGCGATCTCGCCCTGGCGGGCGATGATGGCGCTGACCTGGTACTTATACGTGGCGTTCAGCGTCGCCCCGGAGTACGTCGCGGTGGACGGGGTGACCGTGCCGACCGAGTAGCCGCGCATCGCCTGGAACGACGACTTGACGATCGGGACGTTGCGGTAGGACGGGACGATCAGGCCCGCCTCGACTTCCACCTGGTCCACGAACCGCTGCTGGTTGGTGAGCAGCTGCGAGATCTTGGACTGGCCGGTGGACGAGGTGACGAACATCCACGAGTCGTCCTGGATGGGCATGGCGGCATTGGACTCCACCATGTCGATGAGCTCATCGAGGAACGCCAGGGTCAGCGTGTTGCCGGCCTTGTCGATGACGTTCTGGGTGCCGCCGCTGAAGGTGTTGATGAGCGTGTCGAGACCGTCGAACTGCGGCTGCGCCTGGTTGAGCGTCGCCGCTGCGTTGCCCCAGCCGATGAACGTCTCCAGGTCCCAGTAGTACCCCTTGATGGCGCCCTCGATTTCAGTCGCCCTCAGGTCCTGGATGATCGCCTTGGTCACGGCTTCCGCGTAGCCCGTGACGGCGCCGACCGACTCGATGTGCTTCATGTAGTAGTTGAGCTGGGCGTACACCGAGCTCGTAACCGGCCGAGCGCCGCCATCCGGCACCGCGCCACCGGACGGGACCGACGTCCTCTGGTTGAAGAAGTACTGGTCCGCGTCCCACTGCTGCGTCGGGATCGACCGGCACAGCGGGGCGTACCGGCGCTGATACTCGACCAGCACCGGGGAGATGATCTTCGGGATGAATGGCTGTGCGCCTACGGCGTTCAGCGCTTCCCGCAGTTCGCTGGGCATGCTGAAGTCCTTCCGGTTGAGATCTGGATCGGTGCGACCGTCTCCGCCGGAAGGCACCACGGCATGAGCGCGTGGCGGTCAGGTGAAACTCAGGGATGAAGCCCGGGTCTAGCCGAACTTCTGGGCGCGGTCGCCGAAGACGTAGGCGGCCAGGTACGGCGCCGAGTGCCGGCGCAGTTCGGTCGCCGACAGGTCCTTCGCGTCCTTGTCCGGGAACGTGCCGGGCATGCCGTGGGCGTTCAGTTCCGGCTGCCCGCCGTCCGCCCTGGGCGCACGGTGCTCGTCTACCGAGCCCGTGGTCAGGCCCTTGCGGTCGGTGCCGACACCGCCCTCGGCGAGCTTCTGGCGCTCGGTGACGAGGGCTTCGGCGACCAGGCGGCTGACCTTCTGGTCCTCGGTCTCGGTCGCGCCGTCGATCTCGGCCGGGTGCTGCTCGCTGGCGAGCGCAGCCTTCACGCCCTCGGCGACCAGGCGGGCGATCCGTGCGTCGTCGGCCTCGGTGGCGGCAGCCGTGGCGGCAGCCTCTTCCGCAGCGGCGCGCTCAGCCGCAGCGCGGTCCTCGTCGCGCTTGGCCAGCGCGGTGGCGATGGCCTCGGCGAGGGTGTTCGGGTCGAGCGCCGGCGCAGCCTGCTCCGCCGGGGTGGTGGCGTCCGTCATCTCGGACTCCTCCTTTGTGTTGATGGCGGCAGCCGGGCTGGCGGCCGGGTCGGTTTCGGTCTCGGGCTCGTCGTCCGGAGCGGACTCGCCGCCGTCGTGGTCGGTGTCGGAAGCGGTCGCGCCAGGGACGTCGATGTCGCCGTCCATGTCCGGGTCCAGCGCTGCGAGTGCCTTGCACGCGGCATCCGCGGCGGCCTTGAGGACCGGGTCCAGGTCGGAGGGGTCCATGGAGTAGCTGGACAGGCTCAGGCTCACCGGGCCGTTCGATGCACTGATGCACCACGAGCCGGCGCAGGACGGGTCACCGAAGTACTCCGCGACCGCCTCGGTCACCTGCACGGCCGGGTCGAACGTCCAGCCTGCGGACTCGCTGTTGACGGTTACGCCGAAGCGCTTGAGCGCGGACATGATCCGGCCCTTGATGCGCTTGAGCTGGGCCGAGGAGTACTTGGACGCGTTCGACTTCTGGTTGATGTACGCCCACGCGGCCTTTGCGTTGGCCTTGCTCGAAAGGTCGTACCGGGACTTCTTGTCCGACTGATAGCCCGGGTCCGCGTACGTCTTGCCGCTCCCGGACAGTCCGCTGCCGCGCTTGGACATCGCCAGCGCCGACTCAGTAAGCCCCGCACAGGTCACACAGTCGCCGTCCTCGAGCACGTGGCCTGGCTGAGGCACGAACGCCAGCGTCTCGGCCGGTGCCGCCTGCTTGCAGCACGTGTGGCCCATCTCGTCGCATGACTGCTCAGGCTTGGCGGGCGCCGTTTTCTCGGTGAAGGTCACGAGTGCCTCCTCGGCGCTCTCAAAGATGGGGACGCGCTCGGTGGTCTCCGACGCACCGCTGCGGTCCGCCCACGCGAAGGTGTCGTTCTCGGCGCCGTCAACGCCCGGGTCCTTCGTCCAGTCCAGGCCGGCCAGTTCCAGGCCGTCGCCGGACTCCGCGGGCTCGCCATCCGGGCCCCTGACCTTGCGGACAGTGCCGGTCCAGAAGCCGCGGATCGACACGCCCTTCAGGTGCGGATCATCGCCGTCGCTGGTGTCGATCAGCGACGCTATGTCCCGGCCGGCCGTCGTGTCAGCGACTGCGGCGGTATAGCGGGCGTTGCCGTCCTCGTCCAGGCTGACGCCGGTCAGGTGAGCGACGATCTGGCGGCTGTCATCCCCGGCGCCGTGGTGCGACAGCATGACCAGCGGCTTGCTGCCGTCGCGGATCCGCTCCTGCGCCGAGGCAACCGCCCTGGCGATCATGGGCCGTGTGTAGAGACGGCGGTTACGGCTGACGCCGGGGCGCAGGGCTACGCCGCCGATGGTCGCGATGACCTTAGCCACGGCTGCCACCGTTCACCGCGAAGCGGATCAGCTGTAGCCGATCGTGACCTGGCCTGCGGTGATGGTCCCCGAGGCGTTGGTCAGGTAGATCCCGTTCACTGCCGGCAGGTCAACGGTGACGATCGCGCCGATGACGTTGTTGGCGGTGCTGGCGACGGGGAGGATGAACAGCGGCGTGCCGGACCCGGCGCTGGCGTTGTCCCAGAACTCAAGGACGCCACTGGAACCCACGAGTGCCACGACGACCATGATCTTGAGCAGCCGGCCGGCGCTGCCCTTGATGACCTGGCCGGTGAGGCTGGTGGTCAGGGTCACAGACGTGGTGAACGCGGACGAGGACGGGAAGCCAGCGTCGTCGTAGGTGGTGAAGATGCCGTTCTTGGCCATTGCCGGAACGCCCCTCTCAAGGGTCGTGGTTACTGGTGAAGGGCGGCCTAGCGGCCGATGAGCTCTATCGAGGTGCCGGTGACGGTGCCGCCGGAACAGGTCCAGGCGACCTGCCCCCAGCTGCCCAAGACGACGCCAGGCGATCCGTGCAGGCCCGCGGTGACGGTCGTGGCCCCGGCGGCGTCCAGGGTTGTGGACGCGACCGGGTACGGGTTGCCGGAAACGAACACGTTCAGGACCACGGCGAACGCAGGCGTCCCGGTCACGGCGCCGACGGTGACGTACAGGGTCACGTCGGTGACGTCGCGCAGGTCGACCGGGGTCTCGGCGTTGGCCGCCTGCTCGCCTGATCCTGCGGCGATCGTGCCGTACGCGCCCGAATTCCCGGCCGCACTGATCGTCGTGCCGGTTCCGGAGCGCGCGAGCGACCAGAGGCCCTTTGAGCGGTGGTCGATGTTGCCCACGTCCGCCTCCTAGGCTGCGAGATAGGCGGAATAGGCGTCAGCGGGAAGCGGTGAGCGGCCATCCGGGACGATCACGCAGCGGCAGCCGAAGTGATCGGGGCAGGCAGGCATCTCGTCAAGCGGGTACGGGCCATGAGCCTCGTATCCGTCACAGACGCTGCAGTTATGGACACGAATTCCAGCGGCGTAGAATTCGTGCGCTTGTTCGACTTCGATGTCGTAAACTGGGATTGAGCCAATCCCAACGACGCAAAGACTGGTGACCGACCCGTCATGGCAATCCGCTATGAATGCGCTCAGTGCGGCAAGGAATTCACCAGGCATTCCCGCATCATTGGCAAGCGCGCGTTCTGTGGCCGGGAGTGCTACCAGCGAGCGTCCATCAAGCACCCCGACCGGGAGTGCCCCCAGTGCGGGCGCACCTTCAGTCCCAGGAAGGGATCGCGATCCGGCCCTCGTACCGGCAACCCGAACCGGGCCTACTGCACTCGCGAATGCTACGAAGCCAGCCGTGTCAACTCGGTCACCAAGACGTGTCCCGTCTGCGGCAAGGACTTCACTATCACGAAGGGTGCCATCGCTGACCGGTACAGGAGATGCTCGGCCGCTTGCAGGGACATTGATGCGATCTACGTTGACTGCGAGCGGTGCGGCAAGCGGTTCCGGGCCGAGAAGCATCTCAACCGCCGCCACTGCTCCGAGGAATGCCGGCGACCGCCTGTCTACGTGACCTGCATGACGTGCGGCGAAGAATTCCGCCCAACCCCCAGCGAGGCTGCCGGGCGCCGGTTCTGCTCCGTGGCGTGCTATCGGCGGTTCCGGGGCGAGACGACCCTCGAAGCCAAGATCCGCGTCTGCCTTGAGGGACTCGGCATCGACTTCGAGCAGGAGATCCCGGTCGGCCGATGGGCAGTCGACTTCGCGCTGCGGTCGCACATGATCGCCATTGAGGCTGACGGCGACTACTGGCATGAAATCAGCGCCGCGCGGGACCGCAAACGCGATGCGGCTCTGACCCGGCTTGGTTGGCAGGTCGTGCGCTTCGGTGAAAGCGAGGTGAACGACGCGGCTGACCTTGGCAAGCTCGTTCTCGAGCGTCTGCACGACGTCACCGGGCTGCATCTGGCCGATCTCGCGCCAGCCGTCCCGCGTCCAGACGGGGTGATCATCGGTCGCGAGCACCGACCGGCCTTCCGCGTGAATCGCGGTCAGCCCTCCGCCGTACTGGCGGCAGGTGGCAGCGGCTATACGGTGCTCACCTTGTGGAGTGAGGATGAACTCGCCGCACTGAAGTGACTCGATCGGCCGGTCACCATCGGGCGTCGCCACCTTCGTTCCCGCTGGGAAACAAACGCGGTTGTCGCCGGCCGTGACCCAGTTAGCGCGCTCCACGCCGTACTGGGACATCACACTCAGCGCTGACGCCGAGATGGACGACGCCATTGAGTGCGTGAGCACTACGCCGAGCGGCTGCGCGGTCCTCAGTGCCGCAGTGATTGCCTTCGCCATCGCGGCAGCCGTGGCACCTGCGGCGGCCAGGTTCACCAGGACGCCAGCCAGCGCATAGGCGATGCCTGCGGTGATGGCCGTCGCTACCTCGGCGGGTACTGCCTGCCCGGGATTCCGCTGGCCATCCGCAACGGCAGCGTTCCAGTCGAACGATCCGTCAGCACCTGCCGCAGACGCGGCCACGGCCAGCGTGGAAGCGAATCCCTCGCCAGCGGATGCCGTGAGGGCCGTCGTGATGGCAGCGAGGAAGTCAGCGAGGTGCGGTGAGTCCGCCGTGCCGGCGAGCATCCCGGACGCCACAGCAGCAGCCAGGGCGCGGAGTTCCTTCTTGCGCTGCACCGCCGTGTCGCCGTCAGTTGCCGGGGCGGGGCTGCCATCGGAGGTCATGTACGCCTCGCGGCGGAACAGCGCGACCATCGCAGCCACGTCGAGATCCGCAACCAGCTCAAGCCACGCCTTCGTGACCGCGGCTACCTGTGTGGCGTAGAGCGCGTCCTGGCGGTCGTAGACGTCTTTCCAGGTTCCGGTGAGCTGCCCCAGGATCAGGGTCGTCTCATCGGTGCTCATGCAGGCAGCAGTCCCGTCCATGCGCCCTCTGCTTCCGGCGCTGCGTCACCGCAGCCGGTGAAACGGAGTGATGACTGCCCTTGCCGGCGCATCGGCCTGCTCAGAGCGTCGTGCCGCCTCGGAGCGCCCACCCGGAGGCGTGCGGCGCGATGTCCTCGCCAGCGATGTGCTCAGCGACAGGGCGAGACGGCCCCAGCGTCCGCAGCATCGTCCAGGCGCATGCCCGGACTGCCTCAAGGTCACGGACGGCCAGGACGGGGAAACCGCGGACGGTCTCGCCTTCAACCGTTGCGTCCGCGTCCCAGAGGTCGCCGTCGTGGCGGGTGTAGGTGACCATGGCGGGAGGCAGGTGGGTGGTTTCGAGGACCGGCTCGGGTGTGCCGATGCGGTGCCGCTCGGCGCTCAAGCGATGACCTTTGACAGGAACGGTGCTGCGGCGGCAGCGGTGAGCGGCCAGTTAGGCAGGTTCGACGGTTCCCATGCTGGCTGCGTGCCCGGAATGGAATACGGCTGCTCGGGTGGTGGCTGCTGGCTCACGAGCTCACCCCGCCTCGTGGATCTCCGTCCAGCCGGCCGGGTACTGGTGGCCGCCTGCCGGGTGGGACGTGACCGCGAACATCAGCGATGTCCCGCGCTCAGCCAGTCGCGTGTTCACCTTGTCGACCAGGCGGCGTGCCTGCTCAATGTCGGCGTAGTCCTCGGCGGTGGGGCTGGAGTCAGGTGGCGGCTGGCTCATCGGCGCTCCGTGAACGCGCGCCGGAATGACTCAGCGAGGCGGTCCCGGTAGATGCCCTCGGCGCTGCTCACCTGCTTGCCCTTGGCGCCGGGCTTCTTGCCGGTGGCGCCAGGCTTGGCGTCGTCGTCATCGGGCTTGTCCTGGTCGTCGTCCTGGTCTGCGTCGTCCTTGGCGTCATCGTCCTGGCCTGGCGGTGGCGGGACGGGCAGCAGGCCGCTTCCGCCCCCGGCCGCAGCCTGGACCAGCGCGGCGGACAGTGCCTTCAGGTCGGACGTCAGGACCATGTTCTGGCGGTTGACGATGAACGCATCGTCGCCGCCGTCAACGGCAGGCTCGCCGATCTCGGTGCGGTACTTATTCAGGGTGTATGCGCCATCGCGCAGCCGTATGTCACGGATCTGCTCGACGACCATCGAGTCCCGGTAGTCCACGTCGCCGAACTTGGAATGCCAGTCCTCAACGCCGAAGCCGTTCTTCGCGATGCAGAAGTTCAGCTTCTCCAGGACCAGCTCAGCGATTGGCTGGCAGGTGTTGAGCTCAAGCGTTCGGTGCTGCGAATCGCCAGTGCCGCCGCCGAGGTTGCCCGACTCGATGACCATCGCCTCAGCCGGCGGGACGCCGTACTGGGCCAGGATCTCGTCGCGCGCCGATTCCTTCGCCGACAGGACATCGGTTAGCTTGCCGGTCTGCAGTTCCTGGAGCGTCGCCCCGCCGCGGGTCATCCACGGGACGCCGATGTTGCGCGACCCGAGGTTCTGCGCGGCGGCCTGGTTGCGCCACTTCTCGAGCTCGGTCTCGCTCCTGGTGGCGGGGAAGTCGGCGTGCAGCGCCGGCGGCAGGCCTTTCCTCAACATCTCTTTTTCCGTGGCCGCAGCGAACAGCCAGATCGTGATCGGTGTCATCGCGGCGTGCGTCGGGCCGATGCCGAACACGCCCGGCCGGGCCGAGTCCAGCGAGATGTGGATGACCTCGCGCTCCTCGAAGACCGCCCGCTGGCCGTAGTCGGTGACCTGCACGTAGCGCAGCACCTTGCCGTGCTCGTCGGCGACGGGGGTAGTGGTCGGGCAGTCGAGGTTGTACAGCGCGATCGGCTGGCTGCCAGACCAGACGACCTCGAGGTATGCGTCGCCGAACACGAGCAGGTCAGCGATCAGGTTCCGCAGCAGCTGGCGGATGTCCTGCGTCGGGTTGCAGAACGAGTAGAACCGCTCCAGGGCGACGACGGCCGGGGGCTTGTCCGGCATCTTCTGGTCGCCTTCGCCCTCGTCAGCGTCCCAGTCGCTGACAAGACCGCCGGCCGTAATCGTTCGGGCGATGACCTGCACGCACGTCCACGACCACGGGCAGGTCAAATACGCCTGCCACAGTTCCTGCAGGGTGGAGCGCCGGTCGGTGCCGGTCGCCTCGCCCATCGTGGCTGACTGCTCGTTTATCCCGCCCTGCGGGATGCCCGGGATGAACCCGGACCGCTCTGGGAGGGTGGTCCGCTGAGCCGGGGCGCGCGACTTCGCTACCTCGGTGACGCCTTCGCGTTCACGGCGCAGCGAGGGAAGGAAGCGCACTCGTCCTCCCGGGAGCTACCGGCCAGTACGGGTGCCGACCTGCATCGACCCGGGAAGATGTCGGGATATGGGCTAGGCGCCGAACGGGGACCGCTGCACAGTGCCCCGTCGCGGGTCGCGCTCCACGGTGACCGGCTGCTCCCACGGGGCCGCATACTGGTCTGGCCGTACCGCCCAGGTGCCCCTGGCGTCCAGTACCTCGGCGATGCCGGGAGTGGGAGTGGCGCCGAGCGTGGGGAAGTCGGGGCCGCCGCCGAGGTTCAGCAGCACGTACCTGGTCGCGTCAGCGAGGTGGTCGGGAGCGCGGGTGTCGGCGTCTTCCGGGTCGCCCGTGGGGGCGTGCGGGAGGCTTTCCATCTCCGCGTACCAGTTACGGCAGGTGGTGAAGACATGCAATTTCGGGCAATCGTCCCAGCCTTGCGCACGATGATGCGGGCACGCCGGGGCGTCTTTGAGGTATGAGTGGATGCGCTGCCAGCCCGCGATGCGCGACCCGGGGCCCTTCCCGGCCGCGCTGAGGTGGCAGCCCTCGTCGGCGTAGACATCGGCGATCGGCTTGGCGTCACCCCGGACCGCCCACATCGCATCATCTGCGTAGCGGACCGCGACCTGCTCGCCGGCTTCGGCGGCAAGGATGCGTTTCGCCTGGTCGGCCTCGCCGACGCCGGGCTGATACGCCTCGCGGTAGCACCACAGCCGGCCGTCTTCGTCCTCGGCGATCCAGATGACCGCCCATGGCGCGGTGTAGCCCCAGTCCACGCCTGCGTACCTGCGCCATGACTCCGGGATGCTGAACGGCTGGACGACGTGCCGGTCCCACGACAGTTCCGGGAACACCTGGCCCTCGAAAGTGGACCAGTCGCCGTCTTCGTAAGCTTTCCGCAGCCTTTCGGGCAGGCCGGACAGCGCTTTGCGGTAGTCCTCACCCAGCTGCGGCGTATCGGCCAGCCTCGCCTGGATGAAGATCCGGCGCCGGCCGTACCGGTCGGTGATCTCGGTCTCGCCGTGCCGGGTCGCGTCGATAAAGTCGCGCTTCACCGCGGCGTGAGCAACCTGCCCCGGGTTGGTGGCGCTGCGGATTCCCAGGCACGGCACGCCGAGCACGCCGGAACGCACCCGGGAGTACAGCAGGTCGGTGACCTCGGCGGGGATGGTTGTGCGCTCGTCGATCACCAGCAGGTTGATCTCCGCCGACAGCAGCGCGGACGCTTCCTGCAGGTTCTTGGCGTGACCGAACGTCAGCGAGGACCCTGTGAGCATCGTGAGCTCGTACTTGCTCTCATTCCACCGGGCGCCGATCGTCTTCGCGTACCCGTAACGCGCGAGCATCCGCAGCACGGACTGCTGCAGTTCGGGGAAGGTGCGCCGGAACCAGAACGCCTGCAGCCCCGGATACCGGGAACAGGCACGCAGGGTGTACATGAGCAGGCTCGTGGATTTAGAGCCGCCAGCCGCGCCACCGTAAAGGACATCCAGGTTCTCATCCGGCAGATCCAGGAAACGTGTCTGCGGGCCCGGGTTCGGGACGAACCCCAGCCGGTCGAAAACGTCGTCCCGCGGCGGCTCAAACGCTGCAGCTGCTGCTTCCAGCCATTGCACGGTCATCAGTTCAGGCTCAGTGACGCGGCAGCACGCCGAAGCTCCTCCGGCACCACCACGGCAGCGAGACGGGACTGCACGTCCGACAGGTCCAGGCGCCCGAGGATGCGGCGGAACACGTCCACCACGATCTGCCCCTGCGCCTCGGCCAGCTTGACGCGGCGCTCCTCGAGCCCAGCCGAGATCGCAGCCTTGCAGACGTCAACCAGGTGCTTGCGCTCGCGGTAGTAGAGCTCCAGCCACATGTTCACCGCTGCCGAACGGGTGACATCTGTGCCGGCGAACTCTGTCGCGTTCTTCTCCGCTTCCTCGGTGACGCCCCAGACCAGATCCCCGGACTCCAGGGCGCTGACCTGCTCACGCAGCCACATCACATGCCCGGCGGTCCACTGAACCTCTTCGAGCAGCGCATCCGTGGCGTTGATGTCCCGGCGCAGGCCGTAGGTGACGACCGCAGCTTCCGCCGCTTGCATCGCCTTGGCTGCCGCAATGGCCGGCGCGGCCTTCTTCCCCAGGTGCATCCGGCACTTGTCGCTGCCGCGCACCAGCCGGTGGCTGTGGCAGTCGCCCCGGCCGCTCTTGCGGGGACTGACACACTCCCACCGCTGATGCTCGTCGCACCAGCGGCCCCGGTCAGGAGATTGCATGCGGGACGCCTCCCGGCCAGGTTCGCATGGGGAGACCGCTTAGCCTGCGTCGTCCTGCACATCGGTTCCGCAGCACTGGCACCGGGAAGAAGTGCAGGCGCCCTGGAGGTCTGTGCAGTCACCTCTTTGGCAGGGCTTGCAGACGAACTCCACGCCTCAGGCTCCCGGCACGCCAGGGTCTGGCTGCGGCTCCGGAGCGAGCTCGGGCGCGGGTTCCGGCTGCGCGGGTGCATGATCGCTGGCGAAGTGGTCGATGGCCATCTTCACCTGGTCGGCTGCGTTCTGCGCCCACGCGGGCGGCACACCTGCTGCGGTCATGGCCGAGTAGATCGCAGCGTCGATTGCCGGGGCGCTGGCCTCGGCTTCACGCACCGCGTCCTCCACGAATGCCTTCAGCCTGGTCTCGAGGCCTTCGAGCACGCTCACGGCTCCTCCTTGGGTGGCGGGTCGCGGCGCAGTACCTCGTTGGCGAGCGAGATGAGCTCGGCTGCCTGCTCGGTGAGGCGGTCGGCCAGCCGCTGGCTGTCGGTCACTGGGACCTAGCTCGCCGGAGGGGTGGCGGGGGCCTCGGGCGACGGGGTGCCGGGGACGATGCCCACGGTCACGGCCTCGGAAGCCTGAACGATCACGGCTTCGGCGCCGTTCAGGACCGACGTGGACCCGTCCGGGTTGGTGATCGTCACCGCGACCGACACCAGGAGGTTGGAGTCGGGGGCGCCGGCGGACAGGACCGCGGTCGTGGTGTCCGCTGACGGGGTAAGCACCGCACCCGTGGAGTCGGGGTCGGCCAGGGTCCACGCGGCGGAGAAACCGGCGGGAAGCGGAACTACTGCATTCTGGACGTCGAGCCCGGTCAGGGTGAACGGTACGGAATCGGCGTCGGACAGGTCGAAAGTGGTGGTCATCGGAGTGGTTCCTTCCGGGTAAGGCGTGCCTGGGGTGATGCCCACGGACACGGCTTTGAGTGAGTCCCGGCAGCGGAGCCACCGGTAAGCCTGATCGGCGAGGCTGAGCCAGACCCGGCGGGAGTCGTCGCCCTGCCACGGCCACGCCTCATCGCTGGAGCATGAGGCAGCGAGACCGGTGGCCATGTCGAGAGCGGCGCGGCGGTCAAGAGCATCAGCGAGGAGATACGCCTCGTCGCTCACGCGGCGGCGCTCACGCGGGTGAAGCCGTCAAGCTTGTGCAGCACCTTGGCGACCTCCACCGCTTCGTAGACCCGCTGCCCGGCTTCGTTGAGGCCGGCGCACTCAAGATGCCCGCGGCGTTCCCAGGTGCGGATCCGCTCCACGGACACCCCGGCGACCTCAGCGGCTTCGGCGCGGGTCAGGAGCATGTCCCCTCGGGTCTGTGCGGGTACTGCCGGAGCGGGGCTGCCTGCAGGCGGTGACGGCCGGGGGGCTGGTGCAGCGGTCACCCATGACGGATCAGGTGCTCCGTGAAGCGCCCGCAAGCGGGCCGCGTGATCAACCAGTTCGGGAGCGGCGCTGAAATACTCGCCCGCACATCGCAGGTGAGCGAACTGCCGGTGACGGCGACGTTCCTGCTGGTAGGTGCCTGGCTCAACGGCGAGGATCTCGTCTGGCATGAGTTCCAGGAAGCGCCGTTCAGGGCGCCTCGTCGTGCCGATCTTGATAAGGCCGCCCCGCCGGACGTAGTAGACGATCGAGTTGGGCGCGCACGGCAGTTTGCCCGTTGATGGCGGGGCATACTGCTCGCGGTGCTCCCATCGCTGCCGGCCAACGCTGACCGCGATCCGCACTGCGGCCTCATCCATCTCGGCACCGGATTCGCGCATCTCCCGCAGCACGGCAATGACCGTGGCCGACGCGGGGTGATCCAGATCCACGAGATTCAGCAGGAAGGCCGCTTCTGAGCTACTGGGGCCGCACTCATCAGCGTGGAGAGTGTCGGGGATGAGCGGGTCGCCATAGAGCGCCCGGGACTTATCCTTAAGCATGTCGGGCCTGCGCATTCAGGTTCGGCGTGCGCCACGGTGCCTGCTACTTGGAGAGGTGCAGGTGCCGTGGCCTAATACGAAAAGTCTAGCGGATCATGCGACGTTGCGCCGAGCGCGCTCACGAGTGGCGTACTCCGCTTTCGCGACATCCACCGCCCGGTAAACGGGCCAGCCGTTCTCATCCAGCCCAGCGCGGTCAAGGTGCCCGCGCCGCACCCACTTGCGCACAGTGTCAATCTTCACACGGCAAAGCTCGGCGGCCTCGCGGGTAGTGACCAGCATGTCCGGGCCCGTGATGGTGACCATTTCCACCCCAGAACAGGAAAAAGCCCCCATCGCCGCGCTGCGGACTGGGGGCATGGTGGTACCGGTTCCTAATCATGTACGTGTCCACCACCTCGCGCAAGTCAGGCCGCGTCGGCCAGCGCGTCGTACTCCTGGCGGCTCAGCACACGGCCGCAGTCATCGTTGACGCACTTGATGTACTCATCGCCCACCGTCAGCCACAGCGTGTACAGATCGCAGCGAGGACAGGGCCGTTTCTGGTGGCGGCGGATCTGGCCGGCGGACGCGCGCTTCATCAGGTCGCGGTGCCAGCGCCTGACCTCCTCGCCGAAGTCTTTCCCGGCGTCCGGGTTCAGGATCAGCACGTCATAGTGGTGATAGAGCCAAGCGGTGAGCGTTGTGGACTCGCGCGCCAGGATGCCGCGTCTCGGCCGCGGGTCGTCCTCGTCTCTCGCTGCGGCTTCCCAGGAGCGCAGCCACGAGTTCAGGTCCTCGAGGTCGTCCATCCGCGCCGAAGGGGAAGGCGCCGAGCGGGTGCCGGTCACCTTGCCGCTGCCGTCGTCTGCGGGACGGGCGAGCGGGGGGATGGCTCCGGCGAGGGCGGCGAGGTCGTCGAGCTCGGCCAGCTGCTCACGGATCGCGGACATGCACTTGCCGCACCAGACAGGGGAGCCGTACCAGGGTGAGATGTCGGGAGGCTGCGGAGGTTCGGGAACCGGGTCGCCGTTGCGGAGGAACTCCAGTTTGCGGGTGTACTCGGCGGCGTCTGCTTCGTAGAGGGCGCGGCGGCGTCTCCAGCCAGAATTGCAACTACCGGGGCAAATGCCGTCAGGTTCCAACAGCGCCACCTCCGCAAGACGTGATGAGGATGTGGCCACAGACTAGGTCACGCGCTGTGAGCGGGGAAACGCGGACGGTCAGGTCAGCGGGCTAGCGCAGCGGCAGGGCACCTGGGTATAGACCTGCTCCGTGTACGGCTTGTGCGGGTCGTCCACGACGTTGTCAGCGGCATTGCACTCCACCTGACGGGTCAGCACGTTCGCTTCGTGAAAGTAAGCCGAGTGCTGGCAGCCTGGGCTGTTCGGGCATGGCTCGCTCACCTCACCCACCCTAGGGCTGGGGGGTGCTGGCATCTACTGCCTGTCTGTCCCAGGAGCCGTAGCCGGGGTGGTCATGCCAAATCGCAGCAAGGGCCGAGCGGATAGCGGCGCCCCAGCGCTCCTCGGTGGCGTGCGTCTCGGGGCCGTGGTCCAGGCAGTCATCGGGGCAGCCGGACTCAGCGAGGCGCAGCAGCCGGCGCATGGCTTCCACCTCGCGCAGGGCGCGGGCTGGGTCATGGCGGGCGATGTGGGCGCACACTTCGGCAGTTGAATTCGTGACCGAGCTGTACATCATCGCGAAGTCGTCATCATCGGCGTCGACCACGGTTCCGTACCTGGCCACCCAGTGAGCGTGGCCGACGAGGGACATCTTCTCCTCGGGGTCGGGCTTGGCCGCCGCCATCGCCGCCGCCTCGTCTTCGTCCAGGCGTGCGGCGACAAACTCAGCGCAGCGGTAGACGCTGACCGCCATCACTTCCCGCCCTTCCACTCGCCGCAGGTCTCGCACCAGCCCTTGGTTGGGCAGCGATGCGCGGGCTTGCGGCGCTTGGCAGGCGCATCGTCATCGGCAGCAGCGGGCGGGGTGAACTTCGCCTCGGCAGCCGAGATGGACGCGCGGGCCATGTCATCAGCCCAGCTATCACCCGTGATGGCCTGCCGTGCCTCGGCGTAGGGGCCGGAGGGCTCCTTGCAGATCTGGCGCAGGCGCTCGCGGGTCAGGCCGGTGATCTCGACCAGATCCTTCTGGCGCTCACCAGCCTTGTGCGCAGCGACGATGGCGTCCAGCTGCTCCAGCCGTGCCGTCCTGGCGCCCGTCTCGGCGCTCTTGCGCGCCTGGGTGGTGCGGCGCACGCGGGCTAGCGGGGGGCTTTCGTCCATGCCAGAAGCATAACACGTTGTGCCTATGCCAAATGGACTTGCATGCCAACCACGTTTGGCGTACTGTCAGTGACATGAACACCACGGGGACCACGCTCGCCGCGCCAGCCATCCAGACCACGAACCGCGAAGGCGTCTACCGCGCCCAGTCCGACAGCGGCAGCGGGTCCTACTTGTGCAGCCCGGTCGGCGCAGGCTGGTGCCAGTGCCCGGCAGGCGAGCGCGGCAGGGCCTGCAAGCACGTTGAGCGGGCACGCTCCTCCGTGGCAGACGCTCTGAGGGCGCAGGCAGCGGCGAGAGGCATCAGGGTGCTGGCAGGGGCTTCGGAGGTGGAGATGCTCGGGGCAGACGTGGAGACCGACGTGTACGGGCCTGCGCAGGACTGCGGGCTGGACGAGTGCGACTGCGAGGACTACGCGGGCTAAGCGAAGTAAGCGGATTAAACCAGCAGCGAGGAGAGCGCAATGCGGATCCAGATTCCGCTGGTCATCGAGATGACCGACGAGCAGGTGAAGGTCTACGCGGGCGAGAACGGGCTGCCAGTCCCAGTGCGGGCGAAGGACGTCATTGAGAACGTGCGTTCGTACGTCCTGACCAGCGTGCAGGACTCGTACTCGTTCGTGGGCGACCGCGCCGACGTGAGCATCAAGGGACGGTGAGCGATGGGTGGCACCTTTATGGCCGAGACAGTCACCGAGGACGACGCGCACAAGGCGTCTGATGCCCTGCTGGCGCGATTCCGTGAGTGGGGCTACACCGACTCGGAACCACCCGAGGACGGCGGTTACGAAGGGCCGCAGTCGTGGCCTGACCCGTTCACCAAGGGCTTCCGTCAGGTCTGGGGCAAGCCCGTCGATGACTGCGCAATCGAGTGGATGCGCGGCTGGGTCGCGCAGCACCCGCCGCAGGGCACTGACCCTGACGACAAGTGGGGACCGTGGATGGCGTTCCGGCTCACGTCCGGAGGCTGGCATTTCTTCGGCTGGGTCAACACCTAGCCGGATCACCAAGGGGGGAGAGCAATGCGGATCATCGGCAGGGCGGCGTGGATGGCCGAGAGGCACCTGCGCAGGCGGGTCACCAGGACCGTCAGGAAGTCCGGGCGTCACCACAAGAGCGCAGCGAGGAAGCGGGGCGCGCGGAGCAGGTAGCAGTCAGAGGGGAGCGGCCACGTCAGGGGGAGGCGTGGCCGTTTCTGTGTGCTCAGGTCCGCATGCTGTCCGGAATGGGCACGCCCGGCGCGGCCTGGACGTGAACGGAAGCGCCGAGCCACATGCCGCAGACGCAGTTGCCGGAACCCGAGCAGATATCGCGGGCGTAGACGTGCGGCTGGCCGTACTCACTCGGCGACGGGCCGATGGAGCCTTCCCAGCCGGGGATCTCAATTCGCAGTTCGCTGCTCACCCGCCCATTCTCTCACCCTGCTGCCCGCTTACGGGGGGATAGCAGGCCGCCTACGCGCCGCCGAGCAGATCCTCTGGCGACGTGAACTCCCCTGCAAGGTAGACCCCAACTTCGTCGCCGTCTGCCGCGAGTTCCTGGATCCGCGCGAACACCCGCTGCCGCTCGGCGGCCATCCGGCTCGCGCACTCGTCCAGGCTCGCGCAGGAGCGCTCCTGGAGCTCGCCGCCAAAAAAGCAGACGGCGCCGGACTCGCGGCCCTCAGGACCGTAGGCAGTGCACTCGAAGCCAGTGCTCACCGTGCCACCTTCAATCCCTCTTCAACCTCGCGGATACGGCCTGCGCCCCACGTCCGGGAGCGGCCGAACATCTCACCGAGGGCACGGTCGGACAGTGGCATCTGGCTGCGCCTGGACTTCCGGTAGGCACTCCTGGCCTCTTCCGCCTCTGGCTCTTTGCTGGGGCGCCGCGGCTTCTTGCGCGGCTCGCCCGGTGGCACAGGGGCCGGCACTGCCGATGGACCGGCGGCCGGCACCGCAGCGGCTCCTGTTACGGCACCCGGGGTGGCTTGACCCGTGGCACCGGCCGCGGCTTCCGCCGGGGCGGTCCTGGTGGCTTCCGGCGTGGCTTCCGGCAGCAGGTCAAGCTCGTCCGTGACGTGCTCACGCAGGCAGTGCTGCCAGTCGTCCCCGTCGCCAGCGCCTGCGGGGAACTGGCCGGTGCCGAGCTGGAACCGCAGCGTCACCGGCAGCCTTCGCCGCCACACCAGCGGCGCCCTGCCGACACGCTTGTCCGCCTGGGCGATGGCGATGGCGTACAGCAGCCGCGTGTACCTCTCGTGCGCCGCCTTGCGGGACGGCTCATCCCAAGTCCGCATCCAGCGCCACAGCGCCGCCGACCGGAACGGGTGCGCCACCCACTCCCCGCCGCCGATCCTGTCGGCGCGGACCTTCCCGCCGCGCAGCAGCATCACCGTGGACTTCCCGCCGAGCAGCACCCCGTAGAACCCGTCAACGACCACGAGGTGGCCGGCCATGTCCGGGGTCGCCTTGCTCGACGCCCAGGCGACCAGGAACGTCGACCCGCCGAGGATCGCGGTCATCAGCAGGCCGCGCAGAGCGCCGGCGGGAGCGCGGCGCAGGGCCAGCAGCAGGCCGTTGAGGAACAGGAACGTGAAGGCGATCTCCCCCGACACCGGCACCACCCACGACCAGGCGCCCATGTACGGGTGCATCAGGTGGGTTACGGTCTGGTAGATGACGATGAACGCGGGCCCGGCGATGGCTGCACCGAGCAGCATCAGCGCGCCGGCGAGGATCCGGTGCGACTTCGGCCACGGCTGGCGCCCGTCCCTGGGCAGCAGGAGGACAGGCACTTCTGCAATATGCATCTTGGTGCGCTTCCTGTGTTTCATGCCGAACATCCTGAACGCGCTCCTGTCTTGGGTGCTGGCTTTCGGCGGTTGCGGTGAGTCGTGGGACTGG